TCATCCTTCCGAATAGGCAGCAACCTCTCCATAGTTTCCACTCACTGCACTTTCATAAATCAACGGTCCGTAATGCGTCAAATCATCTGCCGCTGCTGTGAATGGATACCAGGTTCCGTTAACCAGCACCTCACAATCAATGGTACTTTCATCAGCTGAGCTGTAACGACAATCCCGGACGCGCTCATTGATACTGACAGCCTGTAGGAGTTGCTTCGCCGATACCAGGTTCGTGCCATCAATGCGTATAAACATGGTCGCTTCCCGAGTCGAATCAACCGAGGAGGACACATACCCTCTCATCTGCCATGTTCCCGGTGGGGTATTGTTAGCGTACGGCACCAGCGGGGTTTCCCCGTCATTAATTCCCGCATACCTTAGCTTGCTTCCCGATGTGGTATCAGACGGCGTCAGGGCGGCAGTGTCTGAGCAGATGAAAAACCCAGAGGCTCCGGGCATACCGAACACCGGCAGCGTGAGAGGTGGAGGATTATCGGGAGAATACGCCCCCGTTTCTACGGCACCTGATGCATCAGGATAATGTCCATCGACAGAGGTGATACCACCACCCTCGCCACCAGACGCAATAATGGGGTAAGCCTGTCGAATCAACACACCGGGGGCGGTGGAGTTCGTGACGAGGGATACCTCAAGCAATGTCAGCGAAACAGTACCATCCAGATCAAAGGTCGGTGGTTCGGTGCTGTAGGTGCCGTCAGGGAGCCAGTAGTTATCGCTGCCCGTAAAAGTCACGCTCAGTGCATCTGTTGCGCTGATAACCAGATGCAATGCTGCCGCCGGGTTCGTATTGAATAACGTATTAGCCAGGCCGCTGACGTTAACTTCAGTACTGGACGTAATGTTCAGCGTTTGCGACAGCTCGCCATTGAACGATGGCGTGACGGTTTCCGCCGTTACATCCTGAGTGCGGTTATACAGGATGATGCCATCACTGCCCGCAGAAACGCCGTCAATCGCGCTGGCTGAGCCTGCTATACGTCGCCAGTCACTACTACCTGATGGTTCAGCTGATGAGGAAGCAACAAGGCACACAAACAGGCCAGGTATGCCATTCACTGTTTCTGAGACGATGTTATTGAGCCGGTAGGTTGTGCCGCTTTGCCATGTACCGCAGTAGCTGTCGGCATTGAGCTGAGCGTTACCGTTTTCATCCCCACCGATACCATCCACGGTCTGAAGGCCCGAGCCGACTGGTGAGCCGGCTTTGCTGCGGAGCGCCATTGCCCCCTGAAAAATTAACGTTGCCATTGTGCCACCTGCTCAGGACGTGAATGCCAGAAGGCTGTGAGCGAAAGCTGAAGCCGCGCGGGCATACAGCACTTCTCCCTCATCCAGACTGACCAGAACAGACAATCCCCGCACCAGCAGATGACCGGTTTCATCAACCGGTGTCTCGCTGTCCACCGCCAGCCAGATATCAGTCTGTGCCGTGGTCATCGTGACCGCCTTGTCTGTTGGGCCGGTCAGTACTGCCACCCAACTCTTGTCGATATCAAGCGTTTGTGTTTTCATGTTGCCTCTTCTGTGAGCTTCTGGCTTGCGGAGTGTTTACTGTTTCTGTTGCTCAGTACCTGCATGAGCATTGCATACGCTGTCGCGCTTCAATGCCTTGTCGCTGCTGCACTGCACATTTCCCTTCGATTCATCATGCCGGTAATAGGTGATGATGTTAGAGCAGGCAATCAACGTGCAGGCCGCCGTAGCAACCGCAAGGGATAAAATCATTTTCTTCATTTATGGCCTGCCTTACATTCTGCGCCGTCTGTCACTGTTACGCTGCCGCCAATGCTGTGCACACTAACGACCGGCGGGCAATCCGTTTGCCCGGTGCCGGATGAGTAGCTGACCATGGTGGCAGAACAGCCACCGAGCAGCAGGGTCAGCAACGCTGCAACCAGTCGTTTCATACGTGGTTAATCTCCTTATCAAGCGCGGCCCAGCTTTGCGTGCCGCAAATACCGTCTGGATCCAGATTGTTGTTGCGCTGGAAGTCCATCAAGGCGCTGATGGTATTGTTCCCGGCAATACCGTCCGGGTCACAGCCCAGCATCAGTTGCAGCTCACAGGCATCAGTGCCTTTGCTGCCGTTCTGAATGGTACTGCGGGTGATGCCCATACCTAAAGCAAGCTGGACAGCGTCCTCGCCTTCAGTTGCGTAGGCCGCAATGGGTTGTGCTTTATCCTGCCCGTTGATGATGTAGCGGGCACCGACGTAGTCCGTTTTGGTATCAGTTAGGTAATCGCTGAACTTCCTGCCCGTAAACCAGCCTTCCGACATACCGCTAATCAGAATTTGAGCGGCATAAAACGGATTGAGAGCAAGGTCCGGGTTGTTCACCAGAGGAACATCCAGCTGCATCGTGGCCGGGTTGATAACCGCCAGTTGTGCTTTCTGGTAATTGGCGAGCCAGGTCAACTGCACCAGCCCACGACCGTAGTAAACCTGCCCGGTTGTCGGGTCAGGCTCGCCATACGGATAGCCAGCACCTTTGCCATATTCAGCAATGGGCTTCATGGTGAAAGCGGTTTCGTGATACGCCGTGGCCAGACCGTAGGCCAGCCAGCTCACCGGAACATCCCGCCCCAGCACGCGGGTATAAAGCAGATACGCAGAGGCAAAGACCGTCAGGCACTGGCGCTGTATATCGTTCATGCTGCCGTCAAACCACACCGCGTTCAGGCGTGTCAGGAAAGCCTCCATAGAGAACCCCTTCAACGCCGGTGCAGCATGAGCCGGATGTGGCGTGAAGAAGTGAGGCTCCGGGCGCTTCGTCAGAAGTCGCCGTACGCAACTGGCAATGCAGGGTTCGTGATTGTTTGAGTCATTCATTTCATTACCTTTAAACAGCGTTTAAACGCCCTTTACTGAATAAAAGAAGGTATCGCAGGCCACACTGGCTCAGTGGCGGTCAGGTCAACGTCGCGTAATTCATCAGCGTACTCCTGGAGTTTCAGCAGGTGATTGCTGTCACCATCGCGAGGATTGCCGACAGCCGCACTGGACTGAATAGCAAACGCAAAGCCAGCAGCTTTCGACAGGCGGGCTGACAGCCCTTTCTGGTTCTGCCACAGAGTGTATGTCGCCAGCAGTGCTGCATCCTGATAGACCACCTGACCGTCAAATAGCCAGGAGCCGGTATTCAGCTCAAAACCTTCAGGGATAGTGCCGCCAATCTCTGCCACGCTCATGTTCAGCGGGAAGAACATCGAGACGGCGTACACATTCCCGCGCTGCGGAACTGGTTCTGCCACAACTGCACGAACCACATTATTTGCGTCGTACATCACCTTCACCGTCTGGTCACTGAAGAGCTGCTGGCAGTCATACCAGTCCAGACCATCCTCTGAGACCAGATAGCGGTAGCGCTTGCCTGTAGTCGCAAGGTCAGCTGCACGTTGTTCCGGGTTGGGTTCGTACACCGTAAAGTTTTTGATATTCCGCAACGACTCAGCCTTCAATTGTTTTCCACGTGCCATTCACGTCCTCCTGAATCGGCTTAAAATAAAGGGTATCCAGCTCCCAGTTGCTGTCGTTGTAGTTTGAGTGCGTCCCGGTCACCGCATTGCCTGCCGGGACTTTTGCAGTTTGAGAATCTCCGGAACCGCCGCTGGCTGCCATTGACGACTCCGCCCCCAACTGCACGCCCTGCACAAATTTAGAATTTGAGGTTGCGTCGGTTATGTATTCAATCCAGTCATGCCATGGCCCGTTCGTGCTGAAATTACCAGTCAGTCCACGGAAGAATTTCCGACCGGTCCCAAATGCCGTGTATTCCTGCTGTGAGCCATAGGCGCTTGGCGTAACAAGCAGCGTTCCTGCTTCCTGAATGGGATAATTGTTGGCAGTAGTTGCGTTAGCACTTGCTGGTTGATAATAAATACCCGCGCTGGAGTTCGCCCCAAGCGTATTTAAATCAATTGCGAGTCCTGATTTACTAAGCGGAAGGGCGTTAACATCAACAGCAGTCGGCTTATTTTTCGGCGAATAGAAAATCCCTGTGTTTGTCCAGTATTTTTCAGGTGTTGCCATATCCCCAGTGGGATTGTTATAAACATGGATCGCCATTTGACCCGAAGTACTACCTGTCTCAATCAATATCCCGTACAGATTGCCACCGCCGTGTTGCTGCCATTTAAAGCAACGATAGCCAGATGTCACGACATTAATTAAATCACTACCGCCACCATAATTCCCAGATACTGCCGTTGCGAAAAAGTTATAAATATCGGAACCATCAGCAACATTAACCTCAGGCCCACCCAGCCCATGATCACCGTTCAGCATAACCCGACCAGGCGTAGAGTCTCGGTACGACTCGGTCACATCGTGAGTTGCCGCCGTACCGCAGCCGATGCTCTCTCGCGCTTCGCCCTGAGCGTCCGCGCCCTGGTCGGCAATTTCTGACAGATTGTTAGTGATTTGCAGATACAACGTGTCTGCAACTTCCCGTGTCAGAGCTTCAATCTTTGGATCGACATAGACAGTGATATTGTCAGTGGCCGACATAACCATCCCGATATCCAGCGACACGCCTTTTTTAACGCTGTCAGTGGAGGGTGGTATTAATGTCGGTGGATAGCTGGCATAAATAATTAAATTGCCATCAGCGTCAAATAAACCCACCTCATATATCCATGAGTCAGGGTAATCATCCGATAAAATATCAATCCCGCCACCGATAATGTCTTCTGCCTGCGGTCCTCGAACCAGTGGCAAAATGTCTGTCTGACTCACCAGCGCTGTCATTGCCGGGTCCGGTGCTACATAGACCTGACCTGCATCACCAAAAGCCATCTGCGTGATGGTGACCACTTCTCCCGCCTGATAGGCGGCGGTAATGAGTTGCTGACCGAGGTCGGTCAGAATGGCGTAATACTTTTCATCACTCATTGCTGATTACCCTGCAAAATTCAGACGAATATAAATAACTGCCTGCATAACATTCTCCGGTGACATTGCCCTGGATGCGAAAGCCCCAGTGCTGTGAACCGCGCTTATTCCGCTCGACACCGGCAAACAGCTTTTCGTAGAAAGCGTCATCCATGACAAAGCCATCTTGCCCTGTGTCGGTATTAATCATAAAAGTGCCACGCGTGCCTTCGGGCTGCATATCGAACCACTCGGTGAGCGATAACGGATAGCCGTAGACTTCGGTCAGGAAGGTCAGCGTCTCTTCCACGGCAGCAGGAGTGCCCAGCTTGCGAAACACCGCCAGCGCACCTTTGACCTTCTCGCGCTGCTGCTCCACCGTCCAGGTGGTATCCCAGTACTCCACCCGAAACCATGCCGCCAGATACGGCAGGAATTGCGGCTCCACGTTGTCGATATCAAGAATGACCAGCTTGCGAATAAGCGGCATCAGGGACGCCATCTCTTTGCGACTGATGTCACTCACTGCTTTCAGGTTTTTATTCCCGCTAATAATTCCCGGAATCATAAGCACCTCTTTAAATGATGAAGTGATGGTAGCACCGGGCAAATAGCGATGTGGCAGTACTGCCAGCTTGCTAAATAAGCTGCATTACACTGGAGTCAAATAACCCCTTCGGAAATAAGTCATGACCAAAGCCACAAATAAGACCGCCGCCAAAGAGCCAGAAAAAGAAAACAAGCCAGAGGTCAGCGAGTCGCAGGAACTGACGCGCCTGCTACTGCAATACGACCTTAATCTGCCGGACAAAAAACGGATTGATGCCGCCCGCCGCATTCGCATTCCGACCATAAAAGACCGGGTCAGCGCCTGCCGCTACAGCATGGAAGAGTTCGGCGCTGAGAGCATGGACGTGGTGGTGAGCTATATCGCCTCGCTGGTATTGCGCTTCGGCAAACATACCGACGAGGGAAGCACGCCGGGTCTGGTGGAAGACATTGTCCTGCCGGTAGATATGATTATTGATAATTTCGACTACGACGACCTGCTGCGGGTTAACGCCCTGATGGGCAAAGGCACAAAGCACCCGATGACTCAGGAGCAGATACGTAACCTGATTGATGAAAACGGTATTGTGCCGCTCCACCAGCCTTATACGGTTAATGGCTGCACCATAAACGCCGCAATGCGCACCCGTCGCCCGGTGGTACGCGACCACATCACAGCCCGCAGCTTCTCCATGGAGAAATGGGGCTACCACTTCACCGACGTGGTCATGGCAGGTACTGCTGCCAGCACAATGAAGTTCGGCACCCTCAGTACCGACGGCGGCACACCGCACCTGATAAACCAGACCAGTATCGAGCTGCCGTTTATGGTGGAGCATTTTCTGTTCCCTGACCTGATGCTATTGAACAACCTGCTGGTAAAGACGCAGGCCTCGTCCGTGTCCGGGGCGAAACCCTGATTAAAGTCGTTGATTTCCTGACCCATCCCAAATTGCAGCGGGCCAGCATTACAGAGGTGATGGGTATGACATGGCAGGAACTGATATTCGCAACGGAGGTCGCCAGTGGCGGAAGGTAATGATTTTGCTCTTGAGCTGGTCGTCGGCATCAAGGATATGTTCACGCAAAAGGCGAAACAAATCGACGCCGAAGTGAACAAGCTGGACAAAGACACCACGGCGCTGCAGAAGACCTGCGACGACGTGGCGGCCTACAACAAGGCCACCGAAGCAATGAAAAAAATGGGTGAAGCCAGCGACACCAGCGCTGCCGATATGAAGCAGCAGGAAAAGGTGGTGGACGACCTGGCGAAAAGCCTGAAGAAAGCAGGCGTGGATGTCAGCAACATCACCCGCGAAGAACAGCGCCTGACCCGACAGATGAAGGAGACCAACACCGAGCTGAAGAAGCGCTCCGGGTTTAAAGACCTCATTACCGGCGGCATCACTGCTGTCGCCTCTCACGGTCTTCTGAAAGCTTTTATGGCAGCCGGTGACCAGATGGCAAAGATACAGTTGCTGATGCGCAACCAGTCGAACCTGAGTGAAGCAGAAATCGGTGGTGACCAGGGCAGAAAATTCCGCACTGCGATGACGCAAAAATACGGCGTTCATGCCGGAGAGAGCGCGGGCACTCAAACATGGTTCAATCGCCAGAACCAGCTCAACGGCAAACAGAACGAAGCCGCCACTGCCGCATCACTTCATCTGGGTAATCTGATGCAGGGTCAGGTTGGACAGGAAGAAATTAACCGCGCCATGACACAGTTGATCGCCGGTGGCACGAAACCAGAGAAAGCGGCCTCGCTGCTTTATAACACCTTCCTGAAGGGGCGCGGTGATGCCGGTGACCTGATGGATGCAGTCCAGGAGTACTACACCAACCTTCACAGTCGCGGCGTGAGCGCTGAACAATTTTTTGCAGCCATGATTCAGGGCACCACCGAAGGGAAGGTGTTCAGTTATGACAAAATTGGTGACAGCCTGAAAGAAACATTTGCCGCCAGATTAACCGACCCGACCGTAATGGCTGGACTGCTGGGCGGTGGTAAAAAGGCCGGGGTCATCGACCAGATGAAAGATGGTAAACCAAAGTACGATCTCCGTGCTGCTATCCTGAAATTTCAGAAAGACCTCTCTGAAAATAAAAACACCGTGGGTGATGTAGCCAACATTTACGGTCAGCTGGCGAAAGTAGGCAAAGTTGATCCCGCAGCCCTACGCAACATCTCTGAGACCATCGGCGGCACGATGCTGACCGAAGACTCTGCTACCGATGCAGCCGCTGCGCTCAATAAAGCGCTGTCAAACCCGAATGGATCCGTGGGGGATGCGCAGGCTAATTTTGATAGCCATCAGCAACTTCTTACTCAAGCCGAGCAAGCTGAGGCCAATAAGGCGGCAATTACCGAATCACTTAGTAATGCTTCTGCCGATGCGACAAAGCATCTTCAAGGGTTTACGGATGCACTGACGACAGCCACCACAAAACTGACCTCACTTTCAAGCGATCATCCGATGGCTGGTGAAATTGCAGCTGGATTATTTGGTGGAACATTACTCGCGGGGAAAGTTTTAGGTGCAGGACGAATGATGCGCGGTGCGGGTAGTTTGTTTGGCATAAGCCGCCTGGGCGGCGGGCTAGCGCGAGGCGGTCGTAGCTTGTTGCTGGGTGGCGGAATGATGCTTGCTGACACAAAACTCGGCAGCGCGCTTTCTGGCACGCTGAATATCGCAGAAAAAGGTGCGGGTCTGCTTGGGCGGGGGGTGTCCGGTGGTCTGGGCTATCTCGGCAAAGCTGCCCGCCTTGGGGGGCGCTGGCTAGGTCCGGTTGGCGATATTGCCATTGGCGGCCTTAGTGCTTATGACGACTATCAAAAAGGTGATATGCGCAGTGCGGCAGGCGATGTAGGCGGCACCCTCGGTGGTATGGGGGCTGGTGCCGCAGCAGGAGCGGCAGTCGGTTCAGTCGTGCCTGTCATTGGCACCGCTATAGGTGGTGTCGTTGGCGGTGCCTTGGGCTATTGGGGCGGCGACAAGCTGGGAGAATCTCTCTACGACTGGATCAAGGGTGACGACGACAAACACGATAACAGCCAGCAGCAGATGCAGACGATGGTCAATAATCTGCCATCTAATCAGGACCTGACCACCAGCACCGATGGTGGCTATGTGCCCAATGTGCAGCTCAGTTTTAACCCTGCTATCAAAATTGATGCCATGACAGCCAACCCGGACGATATCAGCAAAGCGCTGGCAGAGGCATTGCGACAATCTACGCCGGAGATGATGCAACAACTGGAGGACACTCTCGCTCAGCTCATGCTGAATAACGACCACCAGCGCCCCAGTAATTAAACTGGCTTTAACGTCTCTTTAAACCCTGTTTAAAACGGAGTTGTTATGCAAAAAGAAATCATCGGGAACGCCACGCTGTACTGCGGAGATGCACTTGATATTCTGCCGCAACTCGAACCGGGATTTAACGGCCTTATCACTGACCCGCCCTACAGCAGCGGCGGGATATTCGCCAGCGGTCGTCAGGCTCCGCCGGATGGAAAATACGGTATCCCCGGTCACCTGAACTTCTCCGGCGATAATCGCGATGCGCGGTCATGGTCTCATTGGTCAATGGTCTGGCTGGGACAGGCGGCACGTCTGGTAGAGCCTGGTGGTTATGTGATGTTGTTTACCGACTGGCGGCAATTACCGGCGACAACCGACGTGATTCAGGGCGGGGGCGTTATCTGGCGCGGTATTGTGCCATGGGATAAGACACTCTCCAGCCGTGCGCCGCACAAGGGCTATTTCCGCCATCAGTGCGAGTACATCGTATGGGGCAGCATTGGCCCTATCGCCAAATGTACTCACGGGGGGCCGTGGCCGGGACTGTTGACCCAGCGCGTTATTCCTGCCGAAAAACTGCATATGACCGGTAAGCCGGTGCAACTGATGGACGCACTCATCCAGCCACTGGCAGAGCCGCGTGTGCTTGATCCATTTATGGGGTCTGCGTCGACCGCTATTCCAGTGCTGCGCCGGGGCGGGCACTTCACGGGCATTGAAATGGATCTGCGGGTGTTTGACGTGGCGTGCGAACGCCTCAGCAAACTTGATTGACTCCATACCAGCCAGCTTTCCTTCTGAAATGGCGATAGCAAATTTCGCCATTTTTAGAGGAAAATAGCGGTCATTTACTCATCTAATCTCAGCTATTTCTTATCCGCGCGGATAATTATTTCTCCGCCGCTGTTCCGTATTTTCTCGTGCTACGTTATTTTATATAACAATAGTCATATACGCAGAGGAGGCACTTATGGCGATAAATCCACGTGGACATGCAAAACGTGTGCTGGATACCTTCTGGTGTGGGCGTGATTTTCCTGTTGATCCGGTAAAAATTGCCAATGATATGGGCCTTGATGTTCTGGTTGTTGATTTGCCGGGGAAAGTATCAGGAGCGCTCATTAAGCAAAAAGACCAGGACCCCGCTATTTTCCTTAATGCCGATGACAATAAAGTGCGACAGCGCTTTTCATGCGGTCATGAACTGGGTCATTACATCGCGCGTCAGGCTGACGACAGTGATGTGTATGAGTATGTAGACCTGAGAGGTGAGCAAGCTCAGAACGGCACAGACCCGGAAGAAATCTTTGCCAATAAGTTTGCTGCAGAACTGTTGATGCCGGTTGATGCCGTGAAGCGTTTGTATGAGCAAGGTCAACCTTCTTACATCATGGCGCATTACTTTGGCGTTTCAGATGATGCAATGCGTTATCGCCTGATGAATCTCAATCTGGGGTAACGTGAGAATGGCTGACGAAATCAGAGATAAGGTGCTCCGCCAGCTCAAAGAGACACTGGATCAGCGTCGGCATCTGGAGCCTGAAAATAATCAACCGAATGTTGTGGCGGGGAATCGAAGCGCATCTGATGCCCGACAGCTCAACACGCTGGACCCGGAGCGGACAAAGCTAAACAACAAGGATTTCGAAGCGGAGATCGCACTTAAGAAAACATACGGAAAATGGTTTCTTATCATCCTGGCAGCGCAGCTACTGGTGATGAACGGGGTGTTCATCTGTGATGGCCTGAAGTGGCTCGACTTTAAGGATTTGACGCTACAGCTGTATATGGGGGGAACGTTGACGGAGGTTTTTGGTCTTGTCTTCGTTGTCACCAAGTATCTCTTCCGCCATCGCTAAATCATCTTCAACATAAAAAAGCCCACATCATGTGGGCTTTTTGCTTATTGCAGAATGACTTTCTTAACATCCAGAGGGATGGTGTCATTCAATACCTGCCTGCGCTCTTCAGCAGACAAAGCCGTCGCATTGAGAACACCATCTTCAGTATAGGCAGGCGCTGATGCCATCAACCAGGTATTTTCATCAGCCTGCTGCAGGTACTGGATCGTCAGCGTCGGATCTTCTCCATAAAGAGTCTCAAAGCCCAGCCTTGCCTCGTCCGCGTTCTGCGGCACACTGGCAACCATCTCCGCAAATGGGTTCAGCTCCGGGTCCGCATCCACCGCTTTGTTGATAACGCTGCGGCTGACCTGTTGTGTGGTCAGGGCCGCATTGCGTGAGGCCAGCACATCCCCGCTGACGCTCTGCGTGTACTTCAGGATATTGCTGGTCAGACCGAACTGTTCAGCCTGATCCATAAGTGACTTCGGCAGTGTGGCCATCGCATTAACCGGTGAGCTTTTGAACTGATGTTCAGCCGCCATTATGCTGTTTTGCTGGATGCTGTGGTCGGTCACTGCACCAGATTCCTGTTGCTCGTCATCACTCAGCATACCGTGCTGGGCCTGCGCCAATGGGCTGACGGTCGAGCGGCATTTGTGGTGGTTCGGCGGGTAGTACTTTATCCAGAACTCATCCGTTTTCGCTTTGACTATATTGTCCAGGTGGCGACACAGCTCGGTGGTGCCATCATCGAGCACGGCCACGTAAACCAGATACAGCACTGCGTCATTATCCACGACCTGCGTCCAGCGTCCGGCGTTGTAACTGGTCATCATGTTGTTGCGGTAGTGCAGCTCCAGATAGTACGGGTTAGTGGGTGACACGCCTGCCGCGTTCAGATACGCGTTAACGTTCTGCTTTGCTTCTGCTGAGGTCTGCCCGGTTTTAAGCGCTGTCTCGTACAGACGCTGTACATCATGGGCTGAGTGAACGGATGAGACGGCGGCAACGGTAAACCCGCGCAGCTTGAGATTAGCCTCCATATCGCGGTAGGTCGTGCCGTCCACCGGCACCTGAGAGCGCAGAAAGCCTATCGCCTCGTTAAAGGTCAGGTCCGCGTCTTTGATGGCCTCGTCATCGCTTGCCAGCATCACCGGCTGCGCCACCATCTGCAGGATGTGATACTGCCCCAGCAACCAGGACAGTATCATCGAGTCGGTGTAGAGCGTGGCGTACTGGCCGATGTCATCTTCGTTCACCATTACAGCGCCATCAAAGTGGGCCGCCAGTTCGTCGCTCAGCGCTTGCGCGGTGACGGTCAGGCCGAGACGTTCAGCGGCATCGAGCTGAAGCAGGTTGCGGTACTCGGTGCGCTGGATTTGCAGAAGGAGCTCACTCAAAAGCACAGCCTCCGCGCACGCGACAGCGGCTTATCATCGCGGTCGTCAGCAAAGTTCAGCAGTGCAGCACCGCCATTGCCCTGCAGAACAGCCAGCTCAGCATTGAAACGCTTTTTATCGAATTTTAGCTGCACGCTGCCGGGGCGGTTATTGAGCGCAAACACCCATTTCAGAAGGGTGCGATTGAGGGCGGCATACACTGTCCGGGCATCATTAACCATGATGCGCAGCGCGGCACGCTCCTGCACTTCGCCGAGTGAGCGCGAGCCGTATTTTTGCGTACCGTTAGTGAGCGTCTGCCCGGTGATGAGTTTGGCGAGGCTGTTGTTATAGTCCTTGATGACGTTCATCAGTTCGGTCGCTTTGCCGCTGGCAGTCAGCTGCACCACCTCCTTCACGCCAGACAGCGCTACGCTGCCGCCGCCATCAATAGCAGCCATGTTGGCGGAGATATTAGCAAGGCTCGCTTCGGTGGCGTTGGTGCTGTCGACCAGGGCGATAGAGGTCGGCACACTGTACTTTTGTGCGAGACGCTCCAGCTGTTCGACGTGTGCCCACTTGGTCTGCCAGACAGGCCAGGCAGGCTCCAGCACGGATTCACCGTAGGGCTTTTCGCGGGAGCCATTACGCACCACGGGGATCACTTTACCTTCCGGGACCGCTTTAAAGTCAAAGCCAGTACCACCGCTGGCGGAATACAGCAGCTTGCCATCTTTGCCCCAGCGGAAGGAACGTGGGTGGCGACGCTCAGAGAGAACCGGACGGATCAGACCGCCATCTTCCACCCAGTCCAGTTCGACCGGGTTAAAGCCATAATCGGCATGATAAAGGCAGTGCTCCATCAGCACATCCAGCTCAAGTTCAGCCAGCATGTCGTTGACGAATGCAATGTCACTGGCTGAGCCTTCCACGGTGTACGGGGTCATGATGCTGGTGGCGTGACGCAGCTCAAAATCGGCAGCGATCTCCTCATCCTGCAGCATGGCATCGATGCACATCCAGTAGTAGTCAGTGACCTGATTACCGGCAGCCCCGAGGCTGATCGGCACAGGGTAATGATCGGCGAACGCGTTACCCGCGTCGGCGAGAGGTAAAAGGGTAGAGAGCCTGGCGGCACGGTTTGTGGACTTGGTCATACTGGGTACCTGCTGCACCGACCATGGCGGTGGCTTCTCCGTTATCACTTCCGCTGTCACTGCTGCCATCCCCGCGACCGAGTACCGCATCAAACATCGTATCGGCATCATCGCGGTCCATATCGAAGTTCTCTTTGAACTCCGAGGTGCGGCCCAGCTCGTAAACAGCACGTTTAATCAGGGCTTCGCGGATAACTTCCCTTTCATCCGCGCTGAATGTTTTACGTTCGGCGTGCCCGCCCATCAGGCGGGAGTACCCCCACCGGGCTGAAGCCGCCACGGCATACTGCACATTCGCCCGCAGACTCCGGTTTTCACGGTTAAACGTCAGCGAATCATACAGCTGCTGGTCCAGTGCGGCTTCCACTTCCGCAGGCGTTATCAGGGCTTTCAGTTCGGCGAGGGTCATCGGTCACACTCCGTTCAGGACAGCATCCATCAGCACATCAGCATCGTCTTTCTGATGCCCGTACGTCTCAAAAAACTCACCACAGCTCAGGCCCAGCTCATACACGGTGCGCTTAATCAGCGCCACACGTATCACGGCCATCGTATCCCCTGTGAGGTCGGCCACGATACGGTGCGCCTGCAGGCAGGCATAGCCCCAACAGGCAGCAGCCTCAACAGCGTGTTGCTGGTTATCATCCTCAACCCGGAAGGAATACTCAGCCGCATCCATTGCGGCCTTGATATCCTTCGGATTAACCATCGCTTTCAGGTCAATCAGATTCATAGGCTTACTTATCGTCCCCGTCTGGTTCGGCGTTGATTTTTGACGAGTCGAAACTGACATTGAACTGTTCCATGTCTTCCGTCGCGTTTTTGGCTTCGCTCATCACCTTATCGTGACGGGACTGAATGACCGTCTTCATCGGTGTTTGTTTTTCAGCGCGAACCAGCGTGGGTTTACCTTTAACTTTGGCGACAACGGTATCTGGCAGCACTTTCGCCCACACAATCGCGCCCACAGCCACAATCGGAAGCGGCTTACTGCGTCCGACGATTTCCATCACTGACGGGTTGATCTTCACTTCGGTTGAGGTAGCAAACGGCATCGGCTGCAGGCCATTCTCAATATCATCCAGCGCCAGATATTTGACGCAATGGCCCGCTGACGTATCGACCGCCACCAGAGCGTTCGGCGGGATGTTAGGCACCATGGTACCGTCAAAGTCGCGGTGCATCCCTGACTGCAGTTTGACGGTATACCCCCCGATATTGACTTCACCCGGCACGGAGACATTCACCTGCAGGATGTTGGACTTTGAGTTATCAGCCAGTTTCAGGATGACCGAGAATGCCTGACTACCGGCAGCAATACTCATGCTTGCGCCGTAACCCTGCATCTGCAACGCGGTATGCAGGTTATCGAGCAGCGTGTACACATCCATGATGCTGGTGCTGGCGACACTCAGGTCTGCATCAGGTAGCGCGGTCGGGGTGCCATAGTCCACGCCATAGACGTCAAGTACGCCACCTTCGGCTTTCATCGGGTAGGCAATGACCCCGGTCAGCGCCTGGGCACACATTGCTTCAGTGGTGACCTGAGCGGTGTTCATCATGCGGTTCATGATCTGATTGGCGTATGCCTGCACGCCGCTGACGCCCAGCCCTTTCAGGTTGTTCATCGCCGCAGCCGTGATGACGTCTGACAAGTCAATCCCCTGCGGTTCGATGCTCATCAGACTGTCTTTACCGCGATCTAATGCCCAGGCAGTAGTCCCGCGACGTACAACCGGGACGTTGGTAATCAGGCCGCGTAGTTCTGCCATGCTGATGCTCGCCAGCGGCCACTGGCCACCGTCGGCAAAAAACTGCTTACGGATAGGTGCGGGCAAGTTCTGACGACTGCCGAGCAGCATCGCGACAGCCTGCATTCCAAAGCACTTGCGTAGTAAATCAATAAGTTCCATGTTCTTAATCTCTTATAAAGTGAGAATGTGGCGGTTATGCTTCCTGACGTGCCCAGGCGTTTTCAGCAAACAGACCTGCAACCATCAGTTGATCGCACTGTGCGACGGTCAGTGGTGCATCAGCTACAGTGACGCGGCTGTATACATAGCAGCCATGAATCAGCACGATCACGCCGGTATCGCCCTCAAGCGGGTCATTAACCGCAATCGCAAAGACCGCACCGCCGCCTCCGCCGGTATCACCACTGATAACGGTATCAACCGTCGTTGTTACTTCGGTGTCGATATCACTGTCCACCGCCGACACATCCTTGGTCGTATCGTCCTGGGTAACGGTGTTCACAGCCGTACTGGTGGCGGTACTGGTTGCGGTACTGGTAGCGGTGAGGGCCGAGGCACTGACGCTGTCGCTGGTGCCATCCCAAACTGCCAGGTCACCGCCAAACGGTTTCATCAGCACCTGGCCTGCAGTCACGGTCACCCCGTCAGGCAACGGCCAGTTGTGGATCACCGGAGGGTGGCCACTGGCAATGACGCCGCTACCGTTGATATCCTTAATCTTGTTCGAAAAAAGAGACATAATTTGGTTCCTTAAAGCATGTTTAAACAGGGATTAAAGAGGGTTAATCCGCACTTAAAAACCAGTTTTCACGGCAAGTGTGGACACATCTTCCACGGTCACCTTGTTGCCTTTGGCGTCGGAAAACTCCAACGGGTCAAGCAGCGGATTTTTACCTTTGCTTTCTGCCTTGTCCTCGCGGGCACCCAGCATGGCTTTGGTGGTGGCGAAGATGCCGCCTTCGCTGTTGTCGCACAGTTCAATTGCACTACGGGATTTCAGCATGGCGATGAGTGGCGTTTTCTCTGCATCGGTAAGCCCCTTTGCATCCGCAAGCTCGGTGATGGTGCCGATGCGGTCCGCCTTGGTACTTTCCTGCATGGAAGCCAGTTGGGTCTCCATTTCCGTCAGCTTCGGGTCGTTGGTTTTGTCATCGCCTGTTTTTGGCGCTTTGGTGCCTGACTTGTCATCACCAGTAGTGGCCTGAAACTCTTTCAGTTTGGTATCCATCAGCGTGCCGAACTCGCCAAGCAGCGCGTCTTTATCTTCTTTGGTCATGGACATATACAGCTCCGTTTTGATGTTTGCTGACAGGGTGATCATCTCTTCAGGAGCATCCACTGAGAGATTCACCACATCGCGGGTTTTGATATCGGCTGCCGGAGGCAATTGCCCCAGTGCAGCAACATGATGCAGGTAGTACTCCCCGTCATCCGGGCGGGGATAGATACCGGCGCTGAAGCCTTCGAACTTGCCTTCGTCTTCGAGCTGCTCCAGCTCAGGCGTATATACCAGCTCGACCACCAGTTCATTCCCTTCCACACGGGGGTAGCTGATGCGGCCCAGCGCAGCGACTTTGTCAGCGCCCTTGTCCGGGTGCCCCAGACTGATGGGCGCACGGGACTGTTCGCTGTGGTTTTTCACCACCTGCCGGAGGATATCGAGGTCCACCGGCTTACCGTTTTTCTGAACGCCTGCGGTAATCAGGCTGAGCGTGCGGCGACGTGCCATACAGCCTCCTTAAACGGTGATGGTGTAGCCTTCGGATTGCGCGTTGTCATCCGGGAAGATGGTGCCGTTATCCCAGTCCACTTCGAGGATTTTCCCGGACTCGTCGGTCACGCACATGTACAGCACACTCATGTTGGCGGTATACGGCTCATCGTTGTTGAACATGTTCACCGGTGGATTGGTTATCCAGCCGTTAATCAGCGTGGTAGCCCGGCTGATAACCCGCGTACCGGTGGCGCTGTCGGTGACGCGGCACTCTCCGGTCAGGCGCAGACGGGTCCAGCCGTCATTGCCGACCAACTGCGCCGTATCGGAGGTCGATAAGTTGCTGAACTCCAGTGTGGCAGTGGACGCATTCAGCTTGCCCGTCGGCACAGCGACGTCGCCGATGCCGCCCAGCGATGAGAGCGTGGTGGTTTTACGCTCAAGCGTCATGCCCGCTTTACTGATGCGCCCCACGTAGATGTTGTCGTTGAGCATCACCGTCTGGTTACGCCAGACGACGTTCTTCTCTGCCATGGTTAGCTCCCGGTTAACTTACGAAACGCGTCTTCCAGACCGGCGATATACACTTCACTGGTATAGGAAATGTGCTCGGCAGGGATTGGCGGCGTGATTTTATAGTGGTACTTGATGGTCCCGGCCTGCAGCGTCTCAGCGGTGTTTTCATCGCTGTAGATGAAACACTCGCCGTACACCAGCGCGGTGCCGATTTTGCTGCGCAGGAACGTGTTGACCGCATCCTGGATAATCCCGATAAGGCTCGATGAGATATCGGTCGGACGAGTGAACATCGGACGGTCGAGGTACTGCAGGGTGTAGTACTCGACGGAGTCTTCGATGATGTCGCACACGCGCCGCCACATAATCATGCTGGTCGGATCATTGGTGCCGGGAAAGACCGTCGAACGGTTACCGAAAGCACGCCAGCCGCCCAGTTGGTTGATGACCGTCGCAATCCCCTGACTGTTGAGATAATTAACCTCGCTGTCCGGGTCATTCGGCAGATAGTCCAGCACCTTTTCCACGCCCACCACATCCGGGAGCACGATATTGGACGGGCTGAACCAGTAGCCGGTCTCATACCCAAGGCCGGTCAGGTTTTTATCCAGCTGACAGCACAGGCCAATCATCGACGGGGCGACCTCGTCGTAAGCAGTGGAGCCGTCTTCGGTAATCACCGCCACGCGCGGCCAGTCCACAAAGATACGGGAATAGACGCAGTTGCTGTTCTTCCACGCATAGGCCTCTTCCACACTTTCAATGCCTTGTGGCAGGTCTCCAAACCAGACTGCGCGGATTTGATTGCCGAGTGAGTTCGCCGGTCCCTGCGCCCCTTCCAGACTCATGATGCCCGGAGCCAGCATGATTTTAGGGCTTGCCCCAAACAGCTGACGCGCTTTGCGGAATGTGGAAAGACCAGAGATAAATGCCGCCAGTAGCGGATTGGCTGGCGATGCCGCCACGGTCAGGGTGCAGGTCACGTCCACCGCCATCACTGTATCGGTTGCCGCAAGGCTTGCCGTTAGCGTGGTTGACCCGGCCCCTAGCGGGGTGATTTCGCCGGTGAGCGTATCCACGGTGGCAATGCTTGCATCATCCACGGACCAGGCAACGGTCTGATCGTCCGGGTTCGTCAGTACGACCGGGGAACCCGGCTGTGCAACCAGCATGGATGTTGCCCCGGCGCTGAAGTACGCCCCGGAAGGCATCAGGTCAGCCGGAATATCAGCATCATCTGCAACAGTGACATTCACGGTCAGCACGTCTGAGGTATAGCTATCACCGCCATCGACGGTGATGGTCAGCGTGCCGCTGCCTGTGGCAACCGGCGTGAGATTGCCGTCGCTGTCCACGGTAAAGACCGTCTCATCGTCAGCGGCAAACGTCACCGGCAGGTCGTTCGGGTTGTTGATAAGCCACTGCGGGGATGTGATTGCGCTGTCGCTGTAGAGCATCACATCCGCCGTGGTGCCGCTGACCCCGGACGGAGCCGGAACGGCATTCCCACTGAAGTCACTGTCCTTACCCAATGGCAGACAAATGGCGGTATTGCTGGCGAGGTAGTTTTTATAGATGCGGTTTAAGGCGGTGGCGATGGTACCTGCGCCGAGCTTACTTGCCACATCATCAGCGTTACGCACCACAACCAGCTCACCGGCAGGGGCAATTTCTGCCGTACCGACGATACCGATAACACAACTCGCCACCTCACTGATGGTTGATGCGCCGGTCGTGACTTCGACCGTCTCCACACCGTGCAGGAATGTGCCGGACGAACTGGATAGGCGCATGTACTGCGTGATGGGTTTTTGCTTTGTCTTGAGTTTGGCCTTGCCTTGCGTGCGCTGGCCGGAAGTCACGATCATAGTCTGAACCCCGTAATGAATTTACAGGGCTATTATTGACCAGCTAAAAAATGCAGGTGGCAGTACTGCCAAACAGGGCTACCGGGAGGAAAGTGTCAGGCGCAGGATGCTACCGTCGCTCTGATAGGCCCGTGAGACAATCAGGCCGGTCACTGAGATTTTGTAGATGAGGCTCACGCGCAATATCCCCTGGGCAAGGGCCGCTGTACTGGGCGTATCGATGCTGACGCTGAGTACCTCGACCCGACGCTCGTATTTGTTGATGGCTTCCACCACGGACACGCTGGCCTGCTGCAGTACATACGGCGGTTTATCCAGTGCATTTCGCAGTTCACACCCGTATTCCGGGTCATAGATACGCTCACCCGGCATCGTAAAGAGGATGATCGAAATTGCCTGGTCGATATCATCCTGCAAAGTTGCGTTACGCCCGTCATGTGAAAGACTGATACCAAAGCTCATGTGTAACCCCTTTAAAGACCCTTTTAAACGCTTTAAATTTTAATTTAACCACTGCCACCTATGACATTACGCCAGTCAGGTATAAAAATCGCTTACAGCGCGTCTGAGGCGTTCACATTTTTTGATTTGGTTTGCCCGTCGTGCCGTCGTCATATTCATGGTCGTGGTCGTTATACTGCTCACGCACCTGTGACAACGCGCCCTTACTGTCGGAAAGTTCAGCCTGGCTGCTGATGCTGTCTTTTGCATCCAGCGTTTTGTCACAGTTTACCGCCTCGTTGAAATGCGCCTCATCTTCGAACGTCACTTTCCCCTTAAAGACCCAGCCTTCCTTCGTGGCCACCATTGCTACACTGCCATCGAGCAGGCTCAGTGTGGCTTTGCCATTCTCCATGTCATAACTGAACTCAGTCCCGTCGGCATATTTGATGCCCTCGATATCCGGGCTGTCCGTCCAGGGCAGGTCACTGGCGTTATGATTTGCGCAAAGGATGGTGCCGCGTGACACATCACCCACTGGCACCATCAGGCAGGTGACCTGCTCGCCGGGCTGATACCGCGTGGCCTGACTGGCACCAAGCGCCCGCCGCACACCCACTTTTAGCCACAGGCTATTGCCCCCCAGCGCCGGAAAGAGCACACGGGCTTTGGTGCCGTCGGTGCTCATCTCAGCGACTTCACCGTACTGCACCATGCGCTCAAGGCGGGCGGCGATATCTTTGATATCCCAGTTTTGTTCGTTGATATCCTGCAGCATATGCTACCTCCTGCGACCAAAGCGCTGCACAAAATTAGCCATACGGCGTACACCGCTGGACACCTTCTGCGTTTTGACCGGCATACCACCAATAAAGCTGCTCTCATGCGCACTGACGCACATCTCCAGAGAATCCGGGCAGTCATCGTGACCACGCGGGAACGCCAACAGCTGCTCGACGAGCATCTCCTGCCCACGCTCTGCGAGCTGGACGATCCCATTTTCAACCAGTGGGGCCAGCGAACGGATACGAATTTCTTTATTACCGCCTTTAAAGGGCTGCATGGGAATACGCAGGCCCTGACGACTGGCTTCACGCATGACTTCACGCTTATAGATAGCCTGAAAGGCGACTGACTCGAATAAAACCTTCGTCGGGCGAAAGAGCTTGAACACATCACAGATACGACGGGCAAAGGCCAGATCGGATTCTCGCCAGCCCTTGCTGAACAACACCCGGACAATGCCGGTGGCACGGTGTTTAGCAGTGACGGAGATGGCAGAGTAGTCGCCTTTCTTCTGGCCAGTTGCCGGGTCCACACCCATCACGATATCGCAGTCAGCCAGACTGAAATCACGCGGTTGCCAGTAGCTGATATCTTCGTCGCGAAACGCTTTCTCGCTTTCCGCCACCGGCTGGTTCATCCACTCGGTATCAAAGAGGTCGCCGAGTTGTTTCTTCTTTTTCTCCAGCACTGATAATGGCCAGCGCTCCGGCCACAGCGCATCACCATTCGGGGTAATGGCCCCGAAGCGCAGCCCCAGCCAGTCTTCCAGCTTGCCTTCGGCTATCTCTTTCAGCAGCGTGCTGGGCAGGTCTTCCGGGTGCATGATGGTATTGGCGATGATGGTGAGAGCACCTTTGCCGAGGCTCAGGATCACCCGCTTAAACCAGAGGTACATCTTCTTACGCATGATGACGGACTCAACGTCCGCATCGTCGAGCAGGTCATCACAGATAATATGGGTCGGGCGCTGATATTTGTTTTTGATACCACGCAGGGACTGACCGGCCCCGACGGCGGCAATGGCGCTGCCGTTCGCCAGCTGAATTTTACGGGCGGACCACTTATTGCCCCGCACCTTTTGCTCACCGTAGTCATCAATGATCACCTCGTCATCTTCGAGGCTGGTTTTGATGGCATTCATCATGTCCTCAGCAGACTTTGAGCTGGCGGCGCAGATGACAATGAACGAGCCGGGATAGTTCAGTGCCAGCCACAGCGGCATCGCCTGGGTGTTACGGGTTGTCTTACCGTGGTCACGCGGTTCAAGATCAAGTATGCCTTCGTACTGCGATTGCTCACCGAGGATGTAAGCGTGGTCTGCCGGAAGCGTCAGGGATTTAAACAGGCGTTCGTCGGCACGGCTCAGCGTGCGCTGAGAGACAGTACGGGCCAGCGCCAGCTGGTAGTCAGCAAACGGCAGCGGAAACGCCTGGGGCAAGTATTCCTTACAGAAGTACGCCATATCCGTGCGGGCCGTAACCATGCGCTCAGCCCGTTCGGCAAGGCGCAACTCTTCCTCCTCGCTCATACCCTCACGGACAGCCGCCTCCCGCGCCCGCTGGTCAAGGCCATGGCGCAGGTTTTCACGGGCTACCGGGTCACTGAAGAGACTTTTTGGCACGGTTCAGATCCTGTTTGGTGATTTCAATGGCATCGAGCGCATCCAGCAGCTGGCGCAGCAGGTCGGGATAACCGTCGTTCAGTAACTCGGTGAGTTTCCCCTCAATGGCGGTTTTCGCCGCAGCCACCCCGGCGGTAAATTCCAGGCGCAGACGACCGGTATTGGCCTGGGCGTAACTGATGTTGGTCAGGGCGCGGATCAGATCGCCCGTGTCTTTGAACTCAATATCATCAAGCTCCAGCTCCTTGATGTGGTTCACAATGCGATTGGCTAGCAGCTGCTGACCGACTTCAATAAGGTCGGTACCGGGATTGTCGCGCACCTCTGCCAGCAAAATCTCCGCATCCTGCTTGGCTTTGCGTAGCTCCAGCACTGTCTCTTTATTGCCCTTGATCACACGGTGTACGGAAGACTTTGAGATGGTGTAGCCCTCAGCCTGCAATATCTCTGTTATCTGCTTCATAGTCTTTTTATCGCGCTGGTAAAGGCCGATGACGTGTTCGACCAGTCCGTCCGCGTCGCATTTGGATCGTCGGCCCATAATTTTCTCTCTCCCTAAAACATGCCCAAAGGCTACGCCATTTACCGCGCGCGTGTGGCAGTACTGCCATCTGACCCGGCTAATCCCGATAGACTGACTACAAGACGTAACACCCGGAGGCGGCATGGCGGGAACACTGGACGGCTTTAAAAAACAGCTGACGGCGATGACAAAGCGCATTGATACGGTCAATACGGTGATGGCCCCGGTAGCGGTGGGCATGGTGCAGGCCAATATGACCAAAGGCCCGTGGACACCCAACGCCCCGCTGACGCAGGCGCTGAAAAACGGCGGCTCACGGGCATTGATTAACACCGGTGAGACCCGCGCCAGTATCACGTACGTACTGACCGAGAGCGGCTTTACCGTCGGCACCAACAAAAAACACGCGCCGCTGATTAACTACGGCGGCACAGTGACGGCGAAGAAAGCGCAGAAGCTCATCCTGCCTGCGAGCAAGGACGTTAAGGCACGGGTAGACAGTTGGGGCGTGAAGCAGACACTGGACTGGCTGGAGTCATCAGGCTGGGACCTCATCTGGCGACCGGGGGCGTTGATTGGCAAATGCCCGGAGGGGCGTAAGGGTTTCGGGGTGCAGATTGCCATGACCAAAGGTAAGGCCCGACGCAAGAATAAGCGCACCAGTAAGCGCTTCAGCTACTACCTGATTTTCTACCGCAAGAAGAGCATCACCGTACCAAAGCGTGAGTTTATGGTGCTCAAGCCTGACCAGGTGAAGTTGCTGAACGATATCGGGAAACAGTACCTGATGAAGGGAACCAAATGAGTGACGAACATGAAAACATTGAACAGCCTGAAGAGAGCGACCGCTCGGGGCTGCGTGATGGCGGTCTGAAGTTTGTGGACAAGCTGCGCGTATGGCTGGAAACCGAACTCAATATGACCGCCATCATGGCTCCCAACAATGCCCTGAGCCGCCGCTCGGTGCGCATTGCTGCTCTGGGCCGCAAGCTGTCGCCGTTGCCGTTCAAAATTCAGCAGGATTATACCCCGCTGGAATTGCTGCAGGATGTACAGATTACCGTCAGGCTTTCCGGTGGCAATGCCGGTGATTACCTCACCAGCCAGATGATACAGACCGGCATCGCCCTACAGTGCCTGTTTACCGATGACCTGATGGTGCTCGAAGACGTGGGGCAGCAGATACATCTGCTCGACCGTGACCAGCCAGGGCGTTATCTCTTCACCCGCATTGTGGGTGATGCTGAGATGGTGAGTGCCCGGCGTATCTCATCAGGTATCGAGGTGGACGCTGAATCTGACCAGCACAGCAACAAGCCTTACATCTGGAGCGAAACGTGGGTGGTGGAGATGGTCATGACCGTTCACCGCTACTTCAACAACCCGAAACTGAAACAGGTCGTGTACCACCGGGACCCGACCGGAGAGGAGTTTATTGTCGATGGCCATTCTCAACAACGCGTATCACGATGACCAGAACCGACCGAAGCACGCCCAGTGGGGGGCGCTGGGGGATGTCGTGTTTCAGTCCCACAACTCGCCGGGCCGCGTCAGCGATAACCGGCAGTGGAGCTGGCAGCAGCAGAAACTGATTAACGGTTATCCCGCGCATCAGGCCGGGGGCGAGGCTGAGCGCACCATCCAGCTCGATATCACGCTGCACAATCGCTTTGCCAATATCGCTGATATGTATCAGCGATTATTGTCGATGGCGCAGAATCAGGTCCCGCGTGCGCTGGTCATTGGCAGTCAGTCCAAAGGCATGTTCGTGGTAAAGAGCATTCGCGAAACACTGACTGACACCAGCCCGGAAGGCGTGACCGTGGCGGTACGCTACGACCTGCAACTGACGGAGGTACGCGGTGCGGACCGTGCATAGTATTGAGGGGGAACGCTGGGACCAGCTCGCTATGCGGGTTTATGGTGTGGCGACGGAACAGGCCGTGCTGGCGCTGCGTCACGCCAACCGCTCACTGGTGCAGGGGTTGCGCCAGTTCACACTCCCCGCAGGCGCACTTATCACCGTTCCGGTAATCACCCTGGAAAACCTGCAGGAAGCGCAGACCGTGGAGGTGGCACCGTGGCAACGTTAGATCCCATTAAACCCATCATCGTGCTGAACTGGGCCGGGCGACACGTCACGCAGGATTTGAGCGGCTACGTGAAAAGCATCACCTACACCGAGAGCAAGCGTAAAAAGAGCGCCGGGCGTGACCGCGTGCAGCTGACGCTGGATAACAGCACCGGCATATTCACCAGCGACTGGTACCCGCAAAGCGGCGACGTGCTTCAGCCCGGCGTGAGCTGGCTCGACCTCATTACCGGCAAGCTCAGCACATGGCGCTGGGGCCGCTTCACGATTGACGATGTGCGCTTTCGCTTTGGGCCGGATGAGGTGACCATCGGGGCGCTGGCCAGCGGCAAGGCAGCGGATAAACTGGAGCAGAACAACAACCGCAACTGGGACAACATCAGCCTGCGCCTGCTGTGTACCACGCTTGCAGCAGAAGCCGGAATGGAATGCAGCTTTACGGGGGATGACACCATTATCGACCACGTACAGCAACGCAACGAATCCAGCCGGGAATTGCTCACGCGTCTGGCAGAACAGTACAACCTCCCGGTCTCACTCAAGGATGCAACGGTCTACGTCGGTAGCCCTAAGCTCGGCACGCTCACCGTCAGCATGAAGAACCGCAGCGTGCTAAAAAGCGCCGATATTGTCAGCTCATCCCCCCGCAACACTGCCCACAGCGTGGTGGTGCATTACTACAACGATGAGACCAAAGAGTCCGGCACGTACTCCACCGGCAAGGTCACCGACGACAAGCACACCCTGCAGGAATACAACGTTCAGGTCAGCAATCTGGCAGAGGCGAAACGCTACGCACAGTCAAAGGCTGCGGCAGGCGGCGGAAAACACCAGGCTGAATCTCGCCTTGAGCTGATTAACACCCCGGCAGCGGTCGGGCAGCCGGTCCACCTGACAGATGCAGGCAAACTGCCAGCGGACTGGACTATTGCCCAGCAGACCACCAGCGTGACGAACAGCACCTGGAAGACCACCATCAAAATGACGAAAAAAGGGTAATCATATGAGTGACCGTTTTCCCCAAATACCGCCCCCGGTCATCATTGAACCGGATTACGACGGCACGTTAAAGCGGGTTAAAACTGAATATAAAGCGCTGACCGGTCACTACCCGGATACTAACGACCCGGAGACGTTCCTGCTGGAAGAGCTCGCTCACGAACGCGAGCTGGTGGTAGATGATATCAACGAGACCGCGCAGCAGAACCTGCTCGGGTATGCCACTGGCGACAACCTGGACAACCTCGGCGCACTGACTGAAACCCCGCGCCTGCCTGCCGCACCCGCCACCACCAGTGCCACCATCACGCTGACGGATGACCACCCGGACACTACCATTGCGGCGGGTTTCGAAGTGCAGGCCGATGACGGCGTGACGGTCTTTGCGACCACGGATGATATCGACGTTCCGGCAGGCGCCGTCAGTGTTGACACCATGCTCACGGCCACCACGCCCGGCGAAGATGGCAATAAGTTTTTGCCCGGTGAAATCTCCACACCTCTGACGCAGAACCCGTACGTCATCACGGTCACCAACACCACCAGAGCACAGGGCGGCGCGGATACCGAAGATGATGACCGCTACGCCCGCCGCATCTGGCTGGCTCCCAGCAAGTTCAGTGTGGCCGGTCCGTATGATGCCTATGAGTACTTCACCCGCAGCGCCAGCGCTGCCATCTCTGATGTATCAGTCTGGAGTCCATACCCGAACGATATCTCCATCTGTGCGGTACTGGAGGGCGGAGTGGTGCCCGATGATGCACTGCAGCAAGCCATCCTTGATAAGTGCTCAGACAAGACCGTACGCCCACTGGGCGACCGGGTCAGCGTTGTCACATCCCAGCCGGTCAGCGCCACCGGGGATATGAACATTCAGATTTACAGCGGGGCGGCAGCACTTGCGGACAAAATCCAGGAGACCGCAGCAGAGCGCATGACCCTGATAACCAACCGCTGGAGGGGTAAGCTGGGGCGGGATATTGTGCCGGAAGCACTGGAGGCGGTTGTACAGGCAATTGGTGGTGTATACCGTGCTCAGACCACGGTGGAATATCAGCAACTGGGGCAGGATCAGTTCCCGGATGTGAGCATTGGGCAGATCAATGTGACTGTGGTGGATGAGACGGAACTATAAAAAAAGCCCCGATCGGGGCTTGATGCTATTCAAGGGCAGCAGACTTGAAATCTGACTCTCGAGATGTGGTCTGTAAAACTAACGTTTCAAATTGCGAGGTGAAATTATTACCAAAATGGTAAAAGATATTTTTTGTTCGCCCAAAATTAACTTGTAGATAAGTTCCCTCTGCATCTTCAGACTGAGCCTCGACTTCTTCGCTGGTAAGTTTTTTATCGGCAGAACCAAACTGCTTTTCTAGTGCGGGGAAAACGCGTCTCCACTCCCCCCAGTCCATGAATATGACTGCCTTTGTTAGCTTATTACCGATGAATTCAAACATTACAGTCCTTTGTTTTCCAAACGCATTGAAATCAGGGCAGGAGGTGTATTTCACCTTGTTTACATTTGAGTTCATGTCACTCATCCCTATTGGTGGTGAAAAACTGCAAACATGCGCTGCCTTCATCTCCTGCCATGACTTTCCAAGTACGATATTTTGGTAGGCATTGACTTGCTTTGCATGACCATACCCATGAAAGAAATATATGGACATTGCTGCTCCAATCGCGGCCCAAAGCAAGGTGCTGGGGTTCGATTTTTCATTACTCATTTTATTACCTGTCAAATTTAAAACTAACCGATATTGGATAATAAAAAAGCAGCACTTTCAAAGTGCTGCTTAATTCAAAAATAAACAAGCAACTAACAGGTCAAAACAATTCAAGTTGTGGTCGCGACTGCTTCGCCTTCTCTTCATCGACGATCACAAAGACCAGCCATGATTGAAGGCGAGTGGCGAAGAACTCTCTGCGCTTGATGCGGCGGTACATATTGCGCTGGCTCTCACCAATCACTTTGCAACACTCCACCAGTCGAAGTGACGCCGGATTGACCAGCGTCATATCCAGCTCACTCATCGGGGTCACGCGTATTTTCATCTGCCAGTCTCCATAAAAGCTCAGCCACTTCATGGGTATTATACCACTTGCGACCAAGACCTGTATGGTGATGCCAGACGTGATTATTTATTTTTGGAATACCTTCAGTCAATTGCTGAAACTCTACCGCCGGGATGCGGTGGTCAGGCCACCGCATATTAAGCAACGTTTCCAACTCCTGCTCTGATTCGAACGTAATAACTGAAAGTACGTGGTCGGGGTTTACATTCATGTTCCCTCCCATGAGGGTGACTCATTCGAAAGAATTCTGCGCACCATGCTGATCAGTGTTGGCTGGCCACCCAGCTTCCGGGCTATTTCCCGGACCGAACAACCCGCGCTCCACATCTGGTGAACCTGGTCGATATCTCGCTGAGAATAGCGCCTGTTTCCGTGAAGATGAATTTTGAGTTGATGGGCCTTATGGTGAACTGCGGAGACTGTGACACCCAGTTTTTCCGCGATAATGTTGGTAGGCGTTTTCTTTCTCGCGAGGCAAATCAGTTTCTCGGCTCGTTCTTCAGTCCATATAGTGATACTGCGCGGGGTGTACAGCGAACTGGCACGATCACACTTATAAAGACAATAATAGATACGACCAATGGTCAGTTGCAGGCGCTCGGCAATCTCAGCGATGGTCAGCCCATCAGCCTTGAGTTGCTGGACTTTCGCTATCGGGGAGTGGGTGCGGGATTTTGCCTTGAGACCCAGCATGGCAGCCTTCGACCTTACTGATTTTTCAGATCGGTCCAGCGCAGTAGCAATATCCCGTGCATGCATATCGCTGTAATGTCTGCGCAAAAAGGTAATTTCAGCACCCGACCATACTTTACCTTTGCCCATGACCACCACCTTCAATCCAGTTCTCAAGCCCGGTAATCACCTGGCTGATTGATACTTTTGTTAAAAAACGTGTGCCTGAGACCTTCGCCGTGCGCTGTACGAAGGTGCGCAACTCATGCGCATTTAGTCCACCTTTCCATTCCATGACCTTTGTCAGTGCTGCCAGTTTGCGCCACTGCTGGTCGGTAGGACGGTCTGACATTTTGCCGCCGGGACGATTTTTGCTGAGGTCTTTGAGCCAGCCACCAGCAATAAGTTCATCCAGTAGTGCCTGCAACTGGGCAAATGTCAGCCCCTTGCAGCTGCGCTGGCCAGTACGCTCTGCCAGCCATGCACGATAAGCATTATCCATTGCACCAGGAAGAAGATTTTGACCGGCCACGGCCTCCGCACGGAGGGCGTGGCCTTTGTGGATTAGCCCGTAGTACGCGTTGCGGTTTTTAAGCTGCATTATCGCCTCCGGCTATCTTGCGTCGGTGCGATTGGCAGTGGCATCCAGTGGGTGATTTCACATCCTTGCTTTGGCACGTTCGGGAATTCGTCGGGATAGAACTCACCATCTTCATGCTCTGCGCAGAAAATCACACCACCTTCCTGATGCACCAGCACAGGCTCATGCTCTTCCGGCATCCTCTCGCTGCACTTAATCCATTCACCCTGCGTTGGTTGACAAATTCGCGTTTCCGCACCAATTTCTGGTTGACGAATTTCAGTTTTTGCACCAATCGCCACGTATTTGTTTACAATGCGAGCAATTCTCTCACGCAGCTGCTGCTTACCATGACATTCGATTGCAACATCGCGCAGCTCATTAACCAGTTCTCGGATGTGATGGGGCAACAATGATTGCTGCGGTGCTGACTCCATCATCGTTTGAAATTCAGCCCTGATGCTTACCGACGAGTTACCTGCCTGGTTGTTACCCTCACTGATGAGGGATGCATCGACCTTTTCGCTGGCATCACCGGAATGGTTGAGCATGGCGGCCCGACATTGCTGCCATGTATGCCAAAGTGATTCTTTCCAGGCATAGTTATCATCGTCCGTTGCTTCAGGCGAACGATCAAACGAACAATCTGATGCGAACCAAGCCTCGAATAAATCGCGTAACTGTGCTTCATTCGGAAATACCGGCGCAGGTTGTGAACCGAGGTAGAATTCATGAACCCCATCAAGCAAAGCTTGAGAGCCAGCGATAGGAGCTGCTGAGTTAGGTTCAGGCCACCCACCCTTGAAAATTACGCTGACGACTGGCTCACCTGCCGCTTTACGGTATTGCTGAAGCTCGTATAACGCTCGCATCATTTCGCTATCTGATATGTCGTTGAATCCGTCGTTTTCATATTGAGCGATTAGCTCGCCAATAAGTTCGCCCGGTAGGTTATTATTCATCACCGTACAGATCCTCGTATTTAACAAATCCGCCAAAACACTGTAATTCCGCGCCAGCAATGAAATAACCAAGAGCCTCAGAGCGTTCGCTATCGCTTTTGAATGTCTCAAACGGATAGCGCTTGTAGAACTTGTTGATGAGGTTTGCCATTTTCAGTTCTGGCGCGGAGGATTTGCGGTACTGTTGAAGCTCGCAAGCCATCAACACGACCTCACTCCCCATAGGTATGAATGGCTCCACGCCATCTGGTGTAAATTGCTTTTTCGTAAATTGCTCTAAGCGCCTATCTGTTAGCTTGTTATCGGTCATTCAATTACCTGCCTGATATTCAATTGCCAGATTTAATGCCATCACCAGCATCTTCTCGGTAATAGCGCCTTTAGAGTTTTCCCAGCCTTCCAGCAAATAAATACTGTCGGCGCACATCAACATGGCCTTACTAATTCGCATGTATTCGCAATACTCCAGGCCATCGGGCAGCACTGCCGGGTTGAGGACGGTATGGCCGTATTCCTGCAACACCGTTTCGGCAGTGAAGAACGCCGGGCGGTTGTAATCAGGCAGGCCCGTCATCGGACCTGCGATGTAGACTTTTGCCATTACGCGAGCCTCTCCTGAGCATTTAAAACCGCTTCAAGACGGTGAATGCTCACGCCGCCACTCATACCTGACACAGAGACCACAGGCTCACGACCTATCAACCACGCCGTCGAAACAGTGGTGACAACGCGATATTCTTCGCTGTCTGTGAACGGGTAGTAATTGAACGTGGTGCCAACGGGATAGATGGCATTAAAATCATCTGCCGTTCTGACAACACCGTATTGCTTTACATTGACCAGAGTCAGCAGTTCAATGCGTGCGATATCAACTTCACCAAAGACACCTGTAACCTGCGCCACGATGGCACCGCCGGTCATCACACGGGCGCAGCCCTTAAGCGTGGTCTGGCGTTTATCACCTCGTAGCGAGGTGTAAATAACAGCGCTGTGAATTGGTATATTTTCATTAAATTCCTTCGCGGTATCATATTTCATAAATCCACCTCAATGTCATAAAGACTGTGCGGCATTAAAAACCACCATCGCCCCTGATTACGGGACAGCAGCCGATAATTACGTGTTACGTTAATGACCCAGTGACCTTTATTGCGCGTGACGCGATGCCCAATAAACTGCTGGCGATAATCACTGAGTCGATGCATAGCGAGTCTGCGTATCCGGTTCGGAATGCGCCCGCGACAATTTAAATAACGATGCTTACCCATACTGACTCCGGTAAGCAGCGCAGGCAGTCCTGCGCTGGTGGTAATAGCTGAGTGCGCTACCCGAAACGATTTGCCGGAATTAACGTTTCAACTTTGGCGAAATACGGCTCAACATTAATTTCAACAATGGTCCCGCATGGAAAGTCACGGGCAATTGCGACTGTTTTCACTTCACGCCCATAGGTCACATCGCTATGGGGCTGATGAATAAAAATCACCTTACCCACCGGGTAACACTGATTAAATTGCGTGGCGTTCATTACACCCCCGCGATATCCAGTGAAACAGAACGATACTCGTCAGAATCGCCAACACGCTCATAGACACGGATATAGCTTTTGCTGCCGATAACCTGAACAGCCTCACTAATTGCCGTCATTGCCTGGAGCCAGCGCTCATCCTTAATGTCATAGCGGCGCAGACCGAGAATACGGGAGGTATTGATGTTACCTTCCTTATCAGTGGCAAACGCTTCACTGGCGATGATTTTAATCTCAGGGCCAGCTTTCTCAGTCCAGCCAGCCAGACACTGGTCAATCAACGCTTTAGCTGCCTGGATACGCTCATCAAAGGCGATACGCTCCTGCATAGCTCGCTGGATCTTGTAACGACCATCAAAGGTATACAGCGTGACATTGCCTTTTTTGCCACCGAGATTGACACCGTATTCACTTGAGGACAGGTCAATAAAGGCCGCGATATCAGCAAAGCCGTTAATTTTGAAGTCTGTCAGCGCCTTATTCAGGGCCAGAGCGCGTTCCACAATCTCGCCAACGAGCTGGTCACGCAACTTGTCCACTGGTTTGATGAGACGCTCAGGCGTAAGCACGCCACGCGCATCAGTCCAGTAACCATCCGGTGATGCGATATTGGTGTACTGTTTATTCTCCTGCTGAGAAATAGCGCTATTGTTGCCATTCTGGCGTGGGGATGCCGCGACAGTGTCGTGAGTCATAATTAATTACCTTCTTTGTTGATTAAATATTACGTTGTTAAATATGCTTTAAATAAGCAGTTAAATATCAATTTTATTAGCGCCAGATAATAAAGCAGCCGCAATAAGATGCCATCCATACGCTACGGGTGATACCGTTATGGCTCTCAGTATTCCGCTCTGCATGTGCCAGTAACTCTGCTGGTGGGCAAGTTACCTCAATCATTGGGCGGCGATTAAAGAAATAGGTCTTCACTTCATGGCATCCCTTTTTACGTAACAGGTGCCGAACTCTCAGGCCAGCCCCTACGAGGGAGGATAATTTCGTATCGGTCATCATAATGAAGGCCCTTACTTGATTAACATTTCAGCAAATTTATCTACCGTTTTAAGACCGACGCGACCTTTATTGCGCTCAGCCATGCGAACGGAACCGCTAATCAGTTTGGCAAGACGTCGGGCGTTACCCCCTGATTGCTCATAAAATTTTGAAAGAAGTGATTCATCACAATATGAAATCACCTGACGTGTAATGGCGTGAATGTCGTCCACTGGCAGCTCATTGCCTATATCCAGACAACAACCGACGCGGCTGTATAACTGAAGAAATTCACCCCGACGTCCTTTAAGATTGACAAGAAGACGATTAAGGCCAACCAGCACCACCCCAACGCCCGTTTTATCATGGATACGGCGGACCACTTCCAGTGCCCGATACGGCAGGAGTTCTGCTTCATCCACTAACAGAACATGCCCTGAACCTTTCAGCTTTTCGATAATCTCATTGGTCAGGGTATGCATGTTTCCCCGCTTTTTTACATCCAGTTTTTTGCAAAGTTCTTCCAGCATTCCACGAGCTGTAAAACTGGGATCCGTTTCAATCAGGATGGTATCGGGGTGCTTGTTGGCGTAGTGCATCAAAAAGCTGGTTTTACCGAGACCTGCGCCGCCATGGATGACAACAATTTCACCATCATCTCGGGCAGAATCTGCAACAAACTCCATTTGTACCGCTGTTTCAGTCATGACAAAGCCAGTCTGAACGCTGGTCAGGCCGTCTTTTTTATTCTCTTTACGAATAAGGCTGCCAACTTTTTCAGTAATACTGGCAAGATTGCCTTTGTAGTTGCCGCTCAAAAAGGTACTCACGGCCCCGTGACTCATACCGATTTTTTTCGCCACATCGCCCTGACTCCACTCGCGGCGGGACATCAGCGATGCCAATTGTTCTGCATAATTGCTCATTTTTAAAACCTCTTATAAATACGTTTAAAAAGTGTCAGCCCGCTTTCTTTTTCCGCTGTTCTTCTTCCCATTTGGCCCTTTCAGAAGGGAAGAAAAATTCTGGTTCTTCCTCGACGGCTTCAAATGCAGGTACTGGCACCGGTCCGGCTAGTTGGCTGAAATCAGGGGCGTGTTCGATAGTACGATTCGGATAAAGCTCAGCTTCTGCTTTCTCAATAACTTTCTCTGCACGTTTCTTGATACCAATGGCGCGTTCTTCGCGTTTGTTCTCAACCATAGTGACCGGGAATGCCGCTTTCTTATTACCATTCCAGGCCGCTTCGCAAATGAATACGCCGTCAAGCGTGCGCACTGTTACGCTATTTGCGTCGTGGATATCGACGAATATATGTACTTTCTCGCCATGATATGAAGCCAGCGCATCAGAGAAATAAATATTGTTGAGGTGCCGGACTTCACCATTGCGGGTAGATACCTCAAAGGAAGGGCGGAACATATCGCGCTTCTCTGCATCAGTCAGATAGTGCAATTCAACCATCTGCAGCTGTTCGGCACGATACTGTGCCGGGGTGTAGTGCTTGCCGTTAGCACGCTTCGGAAGCTCTGAATGCTCGTGTCGGGTGTTGTACCACTCAATGCCTTCTTCTACGGCGTCAATCAGCTGCTGCCATGACGGTAACTTCTTAAGGTCATTGGACTGTTTGATGGTCAGTTCTTTACCGTTCTTCTCAGCATTTAACGCTGAATCAATGGCTACGCTGGTGGCGCGAACCCATTCGCGATCTGCACTGCCGCCATTGAAGGTCTGGAACTTACGCGCCACACGGATAAGGATTGTTTTGTGGACGCGCTCGATAATGCCGCGACCCTGTGGATTACCTGGAATACCGGTTTCATGACCAATACCGAGACGGGGAAGCATACCTGTAACCTCCGCGTCCAGAGGCTTAGCGGTCTGGCCTGCACCGTTATCTGAGTAATAGAACAGCGGCACACCGTTTTGTTCGATGGCGTGACGCATCGCATCCGATACCGCGATCACATTCTCGGAGTAAGAAATACTCCAGCCAACGATATAGCGGGTTACGCCGTCGATAATCAACGTCAGCTCAGGCTTGAAACGTTGACCGTGTTCAGGGTGACGCACGGTCATCTTCATGCCATGACCATCACCGATCCAGACGTCGTTGGTTTTGAGTACAGACCAGTCGCGGCGCACATAAGGCTGTAGTGCTCGCCAGGCGCTGCCAGTCACACGTCCACGTAGTGATTCGACTTTTGGCAGCTTGCGCAGCATACGTAAAACCGCGTCATAGCTGGGTACTGCGGAGAGTAGCAATGGCTGGTCGTTGTAATACTTCATCCAGTCCTCCTTAAATTCTTCGTAGACTTCAGTGGCAGGCAGGCCGCGTGGGTCACGATAAAACGCCATAAAACGGGTAAACCATGGCACCTGTATTGGTTTGACCTTACTGCGGGACGGGCGAGGGGCCAGTCGGGTCAGCACTTCTGATGGGCCTGATGCCTTGCAGTATTCCAGCAGCCAGCCGTTAAGCGTTCTGGCTCCCAGTTTCACTTTACCTGTCGGGCGGGCATTGGCTTTTTGCGCCAGTTCCAGCAGTTCAGGTGACGCGATACCGAGTGAGATATCGCTGACCACATGGGCGATAACTTTCGTTCTCGCTGCACAGGTTTCTATCTCAAGGTCGACAACAGCCTTACAAAGCGCCGCACGGGCGTCAGCACAAATGCGCTGGGCTTTAGTTAAATCAGTGATGACCAGTTCAGTTTTCGCCAAAGCCGGTGCCTTGCTGACTTTCTCAAGCATCTGGCGCTTGAAAAGGGCATCCTGCGCAGGTTTAGGAAGGCAGGTAACGAGATATTCGAACTCCTTGCTGCCTTCTTTTTTACGGCGCATTTCAGCATTTGACTGAATCAGTTTATCCAGCTTGATCCTGACGTTATGCGCCCGGCTGGCAAATCCCGGAAGGTCAACACATTCTTTGGCTGTTACCCACACACTGCTCACCTTAAGCCGCCACTACCTGAGTATTTTTATCCTGATATCGACTTGGCCAGATAACTGCCGGGTCGACACCAATGACGGCTGCAATTGCATTCTCGTACGCATCGCAAGGACGATATAAGACGTTACGCATAGCGCCGGGCTTCAGGCCACGCTCACGCTCAAGGCTGGAAATCGTACAGCCTTTACGTTTCAGGGCTGCATGAATAACTCCAGCTTCCCAGTCCTCGCCCTCAGTAATGAAGAACGCAGCTAGATCTTGTGTAGTCATCTGCATTATGTGATCCTTTATCGTTTATCGAATTCGATAATCGCATTCGCTTATCGAACTTGATAAAAGCTTATTCGAACAATAATCCGATGTCAATTTTTAAATCGGATTATTTGCTCGACCTTTTGTTTTGTGTGAATCCCAATGGAACTCTTTTTATGTCATATGGTTACGGGGAAAAATCCGAAGATAGTAAAAGCGATGGGGAGCGGATTAATGGACGAGACACAATAATCCGTTTTGGCGAGCGCCTAAAGGACGCTATGAATGGGATGAGTAATGTTGAGCTTGCACGAAGAAGTGGCCTGTCCGAGACAACTATTCGTAAATATCTGAGTGGTAAAATCTACCCAGGGATAGACAATCTTGCAGCTGTTGCAGATGCCTGTAATGTATCCATGACATGGCTACTGACGGGTGATAGTGATGAATCGAACAAAGATGTCGACCAAAAGATCGAGGCGTCTGATGTAGAACAGAAGGTCTCTGCACCAATTGAAGCTAATAACACATCTCAGATGCTAATGATGCTATTGCAGAGGTTATCTTTATCCGATCAAGAAGCGGTTGCCGATGTCCTAATTAGAAAAGGGGTTGAGACGTTATTGCAGCTTACTGATGAAGAAAATATTGAATTACTTAACTTAAATCATGAAATCAAAGAGTTAGCGCTTATACTTAAATCACTTCCCTCGCAACGCACGAGAGAGATTTGTGAGAGCTTTAGAGGGGACAAATGTGCGGTGCCTCTGACCGATCAGTCAGTAAAAAAAATGCTCTAACTTCCCGTAGAGCATAGTGGTACCCTTGTATCTGTAATTTCTTTGGCTGACACCTCCGGGCAATGCAAAAGAATGTGCAAATAAGAATTAAATCACGTGATTTTCATGCAGAAGAAAAGAAGCAACAAAACTAAAGCATATCCTTAAAAATCACTACGTTAAGTACATCCCTCCTAAAAAACCCATCATGCAGAAGATCGCACATCTCAATAGTAAGTAAATCAGTGCTCTCATACCTGCCCAAAGGGGGCAGAGTACTGGCTGGGTGGGTACATAGATCGTAACCGTGCTGTTGCTAATCAGCGGCTGAGCGGGAATAAGCGTGGTGGAAATAGACAGGCTCGATAGTGGAAACGGCGATGTGCGGGTAAAACAGTTACTCGGATGTTCATTGATACTGCGTGTTGCGGAGGCTATGACTCATGGTGATTGCGCTGAATAAAATGACGAAGACTGATATGTCTGAAAATATGCGTACCGCCCGACTGGTACCAACTTGTTTCGAGAATTTTTTGCAAATATGATTTATTCAAGAATACCTCTCAGAGAGGATTTTTATTACTCGAATCACAGCATATTGAATTTAGAAAAAGAAGTCACTTATGTTAGAAAGCTCGCATTATAGCCATATACGTATTTACGACCTCCAAGGTAAGTAAGGACTGCCGCTGCGTTTTAAACGTGTAACAAAGTTGTACAACGGATACAGCCTCAACCTCAAGTGCACTATCCTAACATTGAGTAATCAACATATAGCACGCCCTACAGATAAAGAGTTACACCATCTAGTTTTGTACTCCCCAGACATAAATCCATAAGAGTAGAACAGATTCTGATTTTTTTCAGCGGCTTCAGCTGTCAGCGAAGTTAGATTTCGCCACATGAGTATAGTACCCAACGAATTTAGCGGGCTTTCTTGTGTGTAGCCTATATTAATGAAATCCACAAAGTAACCTGCTTGACTAGATACAGAAAGAAGTAATTGGATCGCTATAGATTCATTATTTAAAAAAATAACATCACCTTTAAAACAATGATGAAACTCATTGAAAAAATCCTATTTAAATCTTGTTCAATGATCTCTCGTTTACGTCGAGCGAAAAACAACTCTCGATATATATCGAAGAAATAATTACTATCCAAATCACTGATGGGAACAAATGCTCCACCAACAGCAAGGAACTTTCTAATTTCTCTTTCGCGAGTAGATATTGTTTTCTTGGAGAAGCCCGAAGGAAAAGATTTTACCAAACCAATTTTTCGCTTACTAAATAAATTATAAGAAGTGTTTACAAATAAGTCTTTTTGAAGTGGGTGCAAGCATTTAGATTTAAATGGGATTATTGATTCCCCTGGCGAGTTCATGTCGAAAGGAAGGTAGATTGAAGCTGTTGGGATTGGTAATGACTGCAAAGACCTATTTTTATTCTTTATATCATTTGCAAGCCACCCTTGGTCAACGCAAACCCCACCAAGGATATTTCCTTTTCTTTTATATTCAAAAAAACGTAAAGGAGAATTATGGCGCATCATAAACGATAAGAATTCGGGAGATGATTCGCAATTAAAACCTTAAAGCTGGCAAACAGTTCCATAACTTTTTAACGAACACTCTTCCCAATGCAGAAATTTAGAGATTAACATGTTTTTCATTTGATTAGAGAAATTTAATACTACTATGGCATTTATTATGATTTTTATACAGTGTTATTGAACACTTTTAAGAAATCTAAAAGTGTTCAGCTATGATGAGTTCAGTTCTGAGGGAGGGTATCCTATGTGGAATGATGTTTAACTTCATGTGTTGTTTAACAGCATTCCAAGCAATTTGGATGATATGAATTTTATTATGCCGTCCGTTCCCATACAGAAAATGCATAACCAGGTGTTACAAAGTTATTGGTATTTGCGCCTAGGGAAAAAGACCCGGAGCTTGTAACAGTATGTGTATGCGCTCCATCAGTGGATGTCCCTGCATTAGTTGTCGTATTTTCTCGCGATCCTCCCCAGGCACTACCTGCAATTGATTGAGAGGCAGTTGGACCATTTCCTTTCTCAACTGGCGCAGCATGTAAGTGGCCCCCTGTACTATTAGTGGTACCGCTAACACTCACCGATATCGAGTCGCTATATAAATGAGAGCGATGAGCTCTAAAATAACCAGAGACACTCCCTGTAGCAAACGTCTGTATATTGCTATCGGAATCAGTTACGCTCCCGCCACCATAAATAGCGCCACTCCTTTGTGTCCATGTCCCAAACCCTAAATATGTTGCAGGATTAGTCCCTTTATTCATTATTACGGCACCAACAGGGTAAATTAATTTTGTGATTGCATCTGTATCATTCAAACCAAGATTTATACGGGCCTGAGTTTGCGCATCAGCCCCCTTCGCCGCAATCTCCGACAAGTTGTTATTCACCTGCAAATAACGACCATCAGCCCCATTCAATGGAAGTATCGATGTCCAGTCAGCACTGTCCCCTGGCTCACCTGAGATTTCCGCATCCGTTGCGTTGTAATACACCACAGAGTTATACCGTACAAACGCACCGGCATCCCAGTTACCAGCCTGCCACTCCGGAATGGCATGCTGCATCAACCACCAGATATTATTGTCCACTTTATTACGTTGCCCGTTATCCCACTCCATCGGTGGGATGCCATTGGTGGCTTCAACAACACTATTACCAGCTTCATCTTTCCCATCGACGGTCACACCCCAGCCACGAGCAGTTGCCGGGAAGGCTTCCAGCTCACCGTCACTGGCGTCAGAAGCAAAAATTTGCCCGTCCGGGCGGATACCTTGAGTCATGGTTTACTCCTCTGTAAATTCATAGCGAACGCCCGCAGCTCTGGGCAGAACGTCCAGTTCCTGAGCGGCGTACAGCACAAATGGGTCTGCACGCTGTGTGGTAATGGTCCAGACGCAGGGGGCTGTTACCGTTATCTGATACCCATTCTTGCCAAACAGCACTTCACAGGCACGCTCGACATCATCCATGCTGCAGCGGCTGAAGTTTTTGATGGTTCGCGCTTTGATTAGAATGCGCATTTCCGAATCGGAGAGTTCACCAGAACTTTCAAGGGCATCTCCTTTCCGGTACCAGGGTGACCCTCCTTGTCCGTTTGCCTGGTACCCTTTGGTTGTGAGGTTGCCTTCAAAAGCAAAAAACTCCCGGGGAACAGCCGCGGGCAACGTGCGGTCCTGTCCTACGATTTTCCCCACGATATTCAGGTTCACGCCTGCCGCAGTATCGATATTGAGCATTTCCGGAATACTGGTGGCCCCCTCAAATGACTGCGTCCACTGCTCGCTCAACAACCGGATGGTCGCGGTAGCATTCGGCTTACCGGCATACTGGACGATCAGAAGGTCTGCATATTCAGCCATATCATTCGTCCACCACGGTCACAGTGACATTGCCACTAAGGAAACGGGCCTTTTCGCGGGCAGTCATCTTCAGTACGTCGATGTCAGCCAGCTCATCACCGTCACGCCCCAGTAAAATCGATTTCACATACACACCGGAGGTCTGATTCACGACATCTGAAATATCCGCCTGATAAACGGATTCACCAATAGAGAACTGCATACTCATCACCTGAGCGATTATCTGGGTGGTGTCGACATACGTGAAATTCTTACGTCGGCCAACAGTTATCTCCGTGGACACATCCACGGGGGTGGGCCGGTCAAACTGAATATCGACGGTATTGCCACTGTAGCGAGTCACCGGCACAGAAATATCGCCCTGCAGGCCTGTTCCCGGCCAGTTGCGGTATATGGCTTTCGCAATCTGAGAATTATCGCCGCCATCAACAACATAATTGACCGTATGTGCATTCACGCCATTGCCATCGACTTCGTCGCTGCTGTTTTCGAGGGACACCACTTCACTGACATCTGGCAGAGCATAAATATCCGCCACCGTACCATCCACACAGTTCACAGCGGGTTTGCTGCGCGAACGGTAAAAGCGAGCCAGAAGCTGGGGGTCAGTTTCCTCTTCGAGCCCGGTCTCTGACGAGTATTGTGTGGCCGCTGTCTGCCAGCCCGCGACTACCGTCATGATAGTCAGTGAAATATGGGCGGCCACCTGATATTGCCCGAGTGACTGCGAGCGAAAATCCTGAACGCCATTTCCGTCATCATCAAGCGTCACATCGGTCTGACTTATCCACTGGACACCGCTGTCATCACGGACAATAGCGCCCGATTTAATCAGCACCCCGGCCGATCCGGTCAACGCAACATCGCGAAGGTAGGAATACTGAGCGGCACGGCGTTCAAGCCCGGCATAAGCGACTTTCTGCTCAAGCCACGCTCCCGTAGCATTATCCGGATCGTTTGCCTGATAAATTGCCAGAATTGTGCCTTCGATATCGGCACGCATTTGTGCCAGGATACCGGCAAGTTGTCCATCCGGGTCGTCCGGATCGACCAGGATATCATCGCCATAGATACCTTTCAGGCCGGTAATAAACTGGTTGAAGATGTCATTAAACGTATCGGCTACATAGCCCTGAGGGGTTAACTGTCCCATTACACCGTGACCTCATTTGTAACACCGTAGATATCGGTGTAGCTGGCAGTGATGGTTAATTTCCGGTTGCGGGCGTCCCATGACGGACTGAAGGTATTAAGCGATACCACGCCCCGGGTATTCAGAATGGTTGTTTTTACACTGGCTTCCAGTAAAGGTTGCTGACCGCGTTGTTCCATCTCAGCAACCCAGTTGATACCGGCGTCGAGATTTAAAAACCAGTTTCCTTTAAATGACTGAAGTCGGGTTAACACCTTCTGTGCCACCGCGTCAGAGCCAGAGAGATAACTCTGGCGACCGGCGCCGAAAAGCCAGTCATTATTGTCATTGATTCTCCGGGTTCTCATTGCGGTCCTCCTGTGATCCCGCCGCCATCCCCATGTTCCTGATGGGTGTGGCCGCCGTAGCTGATATTGCTGATAATGGCATCCCCGTTCACGGTGATAGCACCATTGAAGGAAGCCACAACACCATCACCACCGCTGCCGCTCATACCCCCCTGGTAAGTCAGGGTTTTAGCGACATTCAGCGTGTCATCCATCGTGACGGATTGCATAAATTCAACCGGACAATGCACCCGCAGTATTGCCCCATCGATATCGACATTGCCGTCAGTGTCAATGGACACATAGCCGTTCCCGTCGAGCTGGCGCAACATAATCGCGTCAGTGCGGTGTTCAGAAATGACGCGTCCCAGCGAACTTATACCCGGAATAAAACTGGCATCACTCAAATCATGCAGACGATAGTCCGGCGGAATACCCGGCTTGCCGTTTTGATGCCAGCCATCAATGCAGCGATCGGAAAAGACAAGCAGGCCTTCATCACCCGGTACAACCGGAAAAGTGACGGCAAATCCACCACCACGAGGGAAGCTTACTGGTACGTCGAGCAACGGCGGCAGGCGCATTTCACTGCCATCGCTGTCACTGCCGGAGCACGCCACAATTACGGTGGCTGTTTGTTTAACAGCATCAAAACTGTCAATAATGCCAGGTACTGCCACGCGAAAATGGGTTGCGTGATCGGCGAGCGCGTTATTAATGATGCCTTCCAGGGAGGTATTTTCTCGTGGGTAGATCATGCTTTTCCTCCGGCGGAATTGGCCTTGGTAGCGGATTTAAACGCACCACTTTCAGGGAGTTTCAGCTCCAGCGTGCTTTTCCAGGAATTAGCGTGCGTATCGCCTTCTGATTTTATATCCACTACTTTGTACTCCCCATCAAAGCTGTCATTGATGGAATCTATCCGGACTTTCGAGTGAATCAGAATCTCCGGGCGTAACAGGCAGGTCACCGTCACCTTGTCTCCCGATTTTTTGGGCGCGCCAATCATGCCCGTTTGCTGGCTCAGCACCACGGCCGACTCCGGGCGAACATAATCAGATGCCATAATCATCAGATAGCCATGCTGAATGGACCAGTCTGCGTCATGATGACTGGCAATTTGCGTCAGGATATGGCGCGTCATGCCATAGCAGACGCGACCCCGGGTCAGCACCAGATTGCTGGCAATTCCCACCAGTCCGGGGATCACACCCGTCATTGTTGATGCGCAGGCTTTCACCAGCTCAGCATGAGAACTGCCTGCAGCAAAGGAGGTGTTCATCATGGCGTTACGCGATGCCACACCGCCGTCGTCGCAGGTCAATTCCAGTATGGAATCCACTTCAGCGCCTGACGTGCTTGCGCCGGCTTTGGTCGTTTGTCCGGTCGCAGGAGTAGATGTCTGTGTAGCGGAGCCTCCCTTGTTGACCACTGCATTGCTCAGCTGTCCGGTAAACAGCGTTCGCACATCGTTCAGATCGCCGTAACCCACCGACAATGTGACCTGGTGGTAGCGGTCAGCTTTGCCTGTCTGGATCTGATTTATGGTATCCCGACTGAGGTTGTACACCTTAATGGTGCCGGTATTCGCCGTCTTGTCGTGTGTGTGGCTGAAGGAAAAGTTGATGCGCAGATTATTGATGATCAAGGCATCACCATCTTCACCAATCTGCAGTACATACTGACGTCCATATTCCCGCATCTTATTTCTCCACGACATAGAGCAGACAGCGGGTGCCCAGATCATTGCCGTTATAGGGGTTCAGATGCAGTCCGCTGATATCTACAAGACGAAACCAGAACGGCAGCGTGGTGCGTTTAAGAATAGGGACACCACAGACCAGACTATATCCACTCACCAGAACGTCATTGCTGTCGGCATCGATTAAATCCATCACCCATGTGCCACCGTCCGGTACCGGGTTGTAGTACAGCGTAAGCCCTACGTGCAGGTCGCCGACCTGAAAGCGCATGCTCTGGCGGGGGGAACTGTTTACCGGAATTTTCCAGATGTTCATAACACTTCTCCCCACTTAGCAGCATCAGACTCACTGACGGTGGTTGGCGTTACTTCCCCGGCATTGCGTGGCGCTGCCGTCTGTGCAGCCGTTCTGCCGCTACAGGTACCAATGAGCTGTGAATGCTGAGTGTTGGTCATACTCGTGTTTTGCGTATCTACGATCAAAACTTCCTGAAACGCCAGGGTAAACACGGCGAAATTCCCTTTAGAGGCATCAATATCGACCTTGACGCTGGTAATGATCATGTTGCTGTAAAGCGCCGTAGAGGTCACCACCGAGACAGGCAACCCTGACTTCTGAATCGCAAACAGCTGATCATAGGCCTGCGCAATCCGCAGCTTTCCGTCACTGAAATCGACTGCATCGGAGGGGAACAGTGTGGGGATCCAGGGCGCCAGGGCCCGTTGCTCACTGCTCACGCCATCAACAAGACTGGAGATGGTCGTCGCAATCAGGTCAATGGAGCGATCGACGAATTCCACGGTCTGGTCGGTGATGTTTTTCAGAGTCCCGGGGATGGAGATATCATCAATGAAATTCGGATTATCGATGAATGCCTGAAGCACGCCCGTCAGTTTCTCCAGTGGCGGTTTCGCAGAATTGACGTCAACCATCACGCCAGTCAGCGTCAGTGTTGCGGGTGCAATAATCGTGTGGTCGGAAATCACCGCGCCACTCTCTACGGGGTTACTCGTCGTTTGTGAGGTTCGGGCATGATTTTCTGTGGTCGTGGCATCCAGCGCAAACGTGCTGCCAGTCTCCGTCCAGATGAAGGCCTGTTCAGTCATGGTCTGACTCCTTTCCCACGGGAATAATTCAGCATGGTAGAGACATGCCGGGAATGAACGACATCGGCTTCCTGTGCGACGCTGCTGGCCAGTTCAGCTGGTGAATCTGCCGTCACATTGAGGGTGTCGATATAGAACTGAGTGCTGCCGGAAGGCTCCACGCCTGATGGTCCCACCGAAGCTGCCGCCATTGGGGAGCGATGCGTCAGCGCACCGTGCGCGGGAATGTTAGAAAGTGCATTGGGTGAAGGGAGCAGCGCTGAAAGCGCAGGAGCAGGTTGCGGTGCGGGTGTTTTGGCTTTCTGCTCACGGGCTTTGGCCTCAATGGCATGGCGCTCATTTTTATACTGAGTGACAGCCGTATTCTGATAACCTGACAACCCTTTTGCGGTCTGTTTTTGCAATTGGGTCAGTCTCACCTGCTCTTCATCACTCAGACCGCCGCCTGCAAAGCCTGGCAGATTTGATTTGATTTTGAGCAGACTCTCAATGGCTTCGTCCATCACATAGCGCCAGAGGCCACTAATACTAACCAGTAATTCACTGAACCCGGTGAAAACGTCGTATAACAGGCCATCAGTGGCCCCCTGTTTGAACGCCTGGTATTGCTGATAGGCATAAACCAGCGCGGCACCGACGGCCACAATAGCGGCTGCAATTGCGGTGAAGGGCAACGCCATCAACTCTCCCATCGTGGCGGCAAAACCTTCGGCCTCACCCACAGCAGTAATGACAGTCTGTAACTCTTCGAAAAACGCAATTCCGTCATTGATGCTGTTAAAGAAGTCCATGACTTCCTGTTTCGCACTTGTCAGTTGATCGGCATCGCCTGCTACCGCGCTGCCGATATCGCTCAGCGACTGTGCAAAAGCCCCGACGTCCTGGTTCTGCAAAAATGCCTGCCAGCTTTGAGCCAGACGTACCGACTGGTCATCCAGATCACCAAACGCCGCGGAGGCTGATGTGAACAGGGATGGCGAAGCAGGAGTTGCTGCCAGGGTTGATGTGCCGGAAGCCCCAGGCTGAACCTGAGCGAGAACCGTCTGTATCGGCTCATTTTGCAGCGTTGATATTCCGCTCTCAGCCGCTTGCTGCATTAACGTTGCCAGCGTAACGGTTTGTGTGCCGAAGAAACTGACACTCTGTTGAGCCTGATTCAGCGCATCTGACAGCCCGGCACACAGACTGGCTACATCCAGCAGGGCTGTACTGTTTTGCACAACAGAAGCATCTAATGACTGAAAATCTGTAGGCAGACTTTCCACGCCAAGAGCCTGAAGAAATTCATCAATAACCATTCTTTCCCCTGAATGCGTAACAACACATTCTCAGCCTTTCTCACCAGTCTGGCTGGCAAGAGCATGCTGATTCATTGCATGGATTGCATCATGCATGGCCATCAGATCGGCAAGACTGTAGACAGTACGCAGCTCATGCAGCGTACAAAAACGCCGGGTAACCGGCGTCCAGATAAACCAGTCTACGCCGTCGTCTCCACTCCCGGAGCTGTGGGTGATAATGGCGTCGTGACCATTTTCCGGGCCTGCTCCAGGAAGCGCAGCATCTCCGTCATGCCCGGAAACAAACCGGTCAGTACGTCGCGGATACCAGTAAAAAAATCCTCGAACTGGTAGATAACCCCCTCCACTAACAGCGTCGGCAGATGAGCGCGATACTGATTAAAATGCGTCTCGGCGCCATCGCTGAGTTTGAAAGGATTGCCCTCGACAGGTTTCACAACGGTGTAGTCGAACACCATTCGCTGAATGTTCGTTAGCTCGTGCGTATCCATCACAGAGAATGCAAGGCCAATAGCACTTGCCATTGAACCATCCCCCGGGTGATCCATCTTCGAACGACCAATCGCTCCCAGCAGCTTCTGCAGGTTTTCCCACGCACTGAACGCATTGGCCGGGCTCATGATGTAGCTTACGCCGTCGAGAATCAGAGTTTTCTGCGCTTCCATCGGTTATCAGTTCCCGTAGCCTGGTGCCAGCGTCAACTGGACGGATTCGAAAGCGATGGTCCAGAGGCTGACGTTCGGCTGTGCTCCGCGGGTAAAGGTCAACGGTGTAGAGAACATGCCGTTACTGGCCATCACCAAATCGTTGTTTAGCAAATCACGGATCACGAGCGCAAACGGCGTGAATGCCCGCAGGTCATTGCGCTGCAGGGCGAATTGCTGGCTAAGCCAGGCATTATCCGGGTGGTTTTGCACCAGTTTTAGCGTCAGTGTGCCTGAGGTATCCGAATTTGCAGTCCATACCCCACTTCCACTTGCACCCAGCGTCCATGCGCCAGCATCTTTCGTGGATTTTAATGAGATGGCATCGTTGTCGGTGGTAAGGCCGGTAATAGCGCGCGTGTTCAGGCTGAGGTTGACCTGTTTGATATCGAAATAAGCCACGGAATTCCCCTTAGCGAGACGTGTTAACGTTGATGACTACGCTGTGTATAGCGCCAGCGATATGTGCGCAGACAGTAATTGGTGGGCATTTACGGTTCTTGCGATCGTCTTCAGAAAGCGTGGAGACTGAGTCGGCGTAGATGTAATAGCCGTTCTCCAGATAATCGCCAGTATTCAGCGCACCCACCGCATTTCCTTCCCATACTCCCGGACCAATCAGGCCATTGCGTAAGGCTTTTCGCATTGCGGTATCGACATAGTTCATCACTGTCGCCACGCCCTGATCGCTGAGTGGGATGCGGTCCAGGGTTGAAAGTCCGTTAAACACACTGGTCTGCAGTTCGCTGCGCAGCCAGTCAAGGCCAATCACCTCATCGGCCCACATTGTTGCCCCAAGCATCCAGCCTTCTGCCAGCATGCGCTTAGTGCCAAACGTGGTGAAATAGTTAACTCCCTGTTGAGTTAACGAATCAGCGATGGTGTCAGTAATAGCGTCATCTGTCGTCACGCCGGGCAAATCTTTAAACTTCAGGGTCAGCATACTGTTTGGTGCATTAAAATTGATAGAGCACAGTAACGCAGCAGCGGAAATTACCGGGGAAGAGCCTGCATCCGTTAACGCCGAAGACCACAGCACGAGAGAACGGTACAATTCGGCATCAATAAGCGGTTTTAGAGTACTGGTCGACGGGGTCGTGTCACTCGCCGCACCATCGCTGATTGCCTGGATTTTGGATGCTGCCTGGATCCATTGTGCGGCCTCCAGCAGTTCTTCAGGCTCGGCGACATGTCCTACCGGAACGGCGCAATACCAGCCATCCCAACTGGAGGAGAGCGTGGCGTAGGCATCCGCCAGTGTCTGGTTGTCCTCAACATTCCATGGTGCAAGATAGAGCTTCGACGGACGCTTAGGTTGTGAGAAGAAATACTCAACCGTCTGCGTCAGGCTGTCCGGTGTAGAGTCCTGGGGAAAGTCCTGCTGGAAGGCAACCAGGCTCGAATACTGGAGGTACGCCTGGGTATCCAGGGCTGCAATAAAAATATCCGGTGAAAAAATAACGACAGTGCCAAAATCAGCGGTAGAGACGACATCAGCCGGTGGGTTCACCGTCACACTGATGACATTGTCCAGTGACAGACTCATAGTAATCCTCTTATTTGGTAACAACGATATCGATTTGTACTGCAGGGTTATCAGCCAGTACGGTGATTGGCACTTCACTGATAGTTGTTTGTTCAATCTGATAAATATCGGTCCAGGCCAGTGCCAGACTTATCGTGGCGCGCTCTTCATACCCACTGGCAACAGGAGCAGAGGTGTTCGCAATATCACTGACCAGGAGACAGGTAACACCGATGCTTCGTAACGCCTCACCACCTGCACTTGATGCAGTCCAGGCACTTAACCGTGAGAGTTGGGCAAATGCGCCGCTGCCAAAAGCCTGAATAACGCACTGTCCGAGGCAGGGCTGATGAATTTCCTCACTGAGGTCATCCACCTGAATACGCTGCGAAATCCCCGGGTTTTTTACATTATTCAGTGACAGGGTCATAAATGGTCCCGCCGTCACTGCATCTCCGGCCTCTGCCAGATGAAATACAATCGATTGCTCAGACGTCGATAAAGCCTGTTCCAGCAGGGTTTGCAGGCTCGTTAATGAGAACCGCGAGAGCGTAGTGATAGCCATAATCGGTGTGATCCTGACAGTGAACGGTTTTAAAGGACTGATTGCGGTAATTGACCACATCACCAAAATTCACAGCAGACGCTGAATATATTTCGATGGAATTGTGGAGACGAGTACCTTCTGGTAGAAATTGCGCATTGTCAGGTTGACCAGTAGAAATAATACCAACACAGGCTATTTCATCTCTTGATTCAGACCAGTCATTTTCAACGGGATGCGAAACCGTAAAAGGCTGGCTTAATAAACCACTCACAACAGGATTTAGATTAATAATCATGGTGCCGCCTGTATTTCTGAAAAATAAAAATTCAGCAAAGCCAGATGTTAATTATGAGCCGTTAACTGCCAATGCCTGTTCACGTGCAGCAAGAAATCTCTGACCATAAACAGTAAGCGAAAGCCAGGTATCAAAACAGGAATCATTTACAGAGAAAGGTTCAGATGTTTGAAGTGTTACACTCCCGGCCTGCTGAGATATCACCGGTAACGCACCTGCCGTGCACCCCGTCCCGGTACCATCACGTCCAGAGGTTGTAATCATTCCAGTCAGAAATACAGCTGTGAGGTGGTAGTAAGCCTGCTCGTAGAAGTCGCCAAATTGGGTTTCTGGAACATAGGGGAGGGTATCATCAAGCGCGAGTTGAATACGCTCATCAGAAATATCATCGAACTCTGGAAAACGAACTCGAAAGTTCTCAATAGTAATGTCACTCATATATACCTCATACCGCCACCAGTTTCAGGACAACTAAGGGAATGATTATCCATTTAAAAAACTTCATGATGTGTACTAGTAAAAATATTAGTCTTTACAATGCAATTTAAATTACGCCTTTGGAATTTCCCGATCAATCGATTGTTTATTTAAAATTAAATCATACTATTTTCCAGTGCATTTAAGTTGACACTTAGTATTACCCCTCGTTAATGTCAATCACTGTAATAATCCCGCAGGTTTACAGTTTGCATTAAATCAGGAAGTAAACTGCATTTAGCATAGTTAATATCTCCGATTCGAAACAGAAATGACACCCAATGGTTGCCTGTCAGTACCGCGTAACAGCGGGAAAGAACCTTTCGGCGGCGTTCGAGCACTACAACGAATGACATCCGCACAGTGCTCTGGGATATCGCTCGCCACGAGAATATTTGTGGCGTCACTCCGGGGGCCTTCGAAAAGGCCTGGTAGTGAGGACTGTAATACCTATCTATGCACAATACTCCAGTCTGGAGTTTCAAAAGCACCTTTCAAGAAACCGCGAAATTAAACAAGCCAATTAATAACATAACTCAAGCAATTCGCTCCCATACGGCGAAAACATAACCTGGCTGGTAATAGTTGGACAAATTTCCACCAACACTGATGCTCCCGGTATGATTGTGAGTATCTGATGATGTTACGGTACTTGACGTTCTGGGATTCAGAACATTTTGATAATTGTTATCGTTACTGTCAGTGCCATTATGCCCATCAATTAAAAATTGGTTATAAGTATGGCTATGTGCATCATCCGAAGTTGTAAAGCTATAAGCTTGAGTTTGTATTTGAGAGTGAAGAATGCGCCAGTTGCCAGCAATCGCCCCTCCTTCAAGCGCCTGAACTACGCCATTAGAGTCTGTAACATTACCTGAACCATAAATACTCCCCGCACGCTGAGTCCAGTCTCCAAACCCAAGATATTCTGAAGGATTCTTTCCAGTGTTATGTATAACAGCCCCAATCGGATATATCATTTGCATAATAGTCAACGTATCAATGCCAAGATTGAGACGTGCAGCTGATTGTGCTTCGGCTCCGGCATTAGCAATTTCAGACAGGTTGCTTTTGATTTGGAGGTAACCGTCGGTACCGTTTAGTGGCAAGACAGGGCTCCACCCCCCTTCATCAGGACTATCCGAGGTTGATATATCTGCTGAATTAAAATAGACCCAACTGTTATATCGAACAAATGCACCTGCGGCCCATGTACCTTCAGACCAGTCAGGAATTGCATGCTGCATAAGCCACCAGATATTATTGTCCACCTTATTACGCTGCCCGTTATCCCACTCCATCGGCGGGATCCCGTTGGTCGCACTGGCGACAGTGTCTCCATTTTCATCATTCCCATCAAAAGTGACGCCCCAGCCACGGTTTATAGAGGGAAAATCCTCTATTTCGCCTACAGGGGCCTTAGAAGCAAATATTGCGCCATCAGGGCGAATACCATCAGTCATTTCTCAATCCTCTCTATTTTACGAGCGTTAATTATCGATTCGTTGAGTCATAATAAGTAAAAATAAAGTTACAATGTGATAAACAATGAAAAAAACAGAAACCAATAGAAAGCATTTTAATTATAAACCCTGACGAATTCTGCGGAAAAAAATAAATCAGTAAAAGTTGGATGTAATATTTAGAATGCAATAGTATAAGAGCGCTCAGGTCACAATGATGCTGAAAAACCTGAATCTCTCGTGCATTTTTTAATAAATAAAACGTTAGCTAATATGAAATATTAGCTAACACGTTATCTCGTCGACATGACTGTAAAATGGAATGCAAATTGACCAATGTTTGGCGATGTTTTTCACGGTATTTTTCGCTTTTTGTATAAAAGTCACACTATGCCACTTCTTTTTCGGTGTTCAGGCAACTGTAGTGGATAATTTTAGTCGTGGGTGCCTGCCGATGCACGCCGGAAAATCACTTAAAGGCGAGGATGTAGTCGGTGTGATGGAATAATTACGGGTACTGATTCAACGCCAGCCAGTGCGTATTCAGACAGATAACGGCAGTGAATTTATCTCAAAGAGTTTGGATAAATGGGCGTATGAAAATGGAATGACGATGGACTTCTCTCGCCCCGGAAAGCCGGCAGATAACCCGTTGATTGAATCATTTAAAGGTAGTCTGCGGGATGAATGCCAGAACTTTCACTGGTTCCCCCACTGGAAGATGCGCAAGACAAACTCGACAACTGGCGCAGGAAATAAAATCATGAGAGAACGCATACATCATTAAATGACATGATTCCGGCTGAGTTTATCCGGAGCCTGCAAAAGGACGAAGATCTCTAATTTAGCACTGCTTTGATTTCGGACCAAGGTCAAAAGCCGGAACTCTCAAAAGTGCATAAAACTAAAGCTGGGATACTTACAGTTCCTGAGACAACAGACCGCTCCCGGATAACCAGAACAGCATTTTCACTTCATTTTTGATAACTCCGAGCGTCTTAGACAAGTCGGTTTAGGCAACCAAATTGACCTTACCCAGCAACAATCACTCTTCACAGAACATCTCTTTTGGTAATCTGATAAAACTTGAAGTTTTCTAGAAAACACCAATACAAATTACACAAAAGCAGGTTCAGTAACCCACCAAATCAAAATCTCTGTAAAAAGCCCTAACCCCATTATACAAATGGTTTTCCAGAAAAATAATATTTTGAACAAGTGGGAGCATCAAACTACCATGCGTTAAGAAAATAAGCATCGGGTACAAACTTCTAAGGTAAAAAATAAAATGGCCAGAATTTACTCTGGCCCTTTTATTATGAATAAACTTTATTTAACAATGCCTTCTCCCGCCACGAATTGTCCATCATCATCTATTATTATATAGTTTACAGTCTGATGACTGAGAATATTTTTTTGCATTTCTACATTCTTACTGGATTCAGGCGCAACCATAAATCCGCTTAACGCGGGTGTCCCATCAACGGCAAATTTCCTGAACGTGATATAATAGGGTGTTGGGTTATTTACGGTCACTGATTGAGTTTCAGTCGCAACAGAATAAGTCACTTTATTAACGACCTCGGACACATTTTCTTTGAGCGAAGCTGGTCGATAAAAAAGTTTGAATTTTGTCAGTATTGAGACATCCATATCATTGCTGGCCGTGGCGTTTGCTTTCGGTGCTATCGTTTGAATATTAAGCCAAAACAAAGACTCTGTTCTTTTATTTTTCAGGTCAGCATAAGTATTCATTAGCTTAAGGTATTCAGTGCTTCCGCCAAGAATTCTCTGCGTTGCTGGATAAGGTATGACCGGGCTACCTTTAAAATCAACCGGTGATTGTGATTGGCCATCATCAACCCAACTCATAATCATTACCGGATAAGGGTATTTATTTGAGATAAGAAAATTAACTTGTTTACTGTCCGCAGCAAAGACCACACGTGAGGATTGAAAATACATCTCAGATTGAGCGAAAGGAGAAACTATCATAAGAGAAAGTAACAACATGCCTAATCTTTCTGATATGTATCGTATGCTTCCCATTCCGCCCCCCTTTACTGAACCTGAATAATAACCTTGAGATTAGCAGAAACCTTGCCTGTGGTAGCGGTTTTCCCCGGCAACTGCATTAAGGATGCGGTCAGTGTTTTGCTGTAATAGGACACCGATGAATCTGAGCCTTGTAAATCGCTATTATCCAGGACAGGATACCAACCTGAGGTTTCTCCGTTGCCAAAATTACCCAGTTGACCCAATAGTGTGAGAGGGGCGCCACTTTTATCACTGATCTGAATACCGACACCTGTTGCGATCGTTGGGTCAGTACCATACCCGTCTGACAATAAATAGCTTACCCCACCCTTGGAGGTACCAAAACCTTCGTTAATGGCTGTCGTCACATTTTCTGCATCAGGCAGCAAACCCATTGCCGTCTGCCCGGAATCTGTTCCACTCTTAAATGCTGAAATCCCGCTATCAGGCGTTGCTGTTTCGCAATTAAACCTGACCTGTACGTTGGAGGAAGGCTTAGCACCACTGGCTAATTCTGCCTGTGAAATAGTGGGGAATCTGACATAGGGGGTCACATTCGCCACCATACAGGTCGCACTGTAGGTGATGTAAACATGATTATAGAGATTAACAGCACCCGGCCAATCCCCATACCAGCCGTCATAATGGTTTTCTGAATCCGCGCCAGGCGAAAGGTTATTACCAATACCGCCGCCTTTAAAAGCAACATAGGCAGCAGGCTGTGAATGGCTATAGTTTCCTGCATTAGATTTCCCATAATGCTGGTTATTACTTGCACGAAATAATTCTATTTTCACACCTTGAGAGAAGTTTTTCGCTTTGACTAATAGCCATCCTTTACCATCTTTATCGAGATCCGTAAATGCTCTGGCCTTCCAATAACGGCTATAAGCCTCACCCGTCGTAGTGTTGGTTACGCGGATCAAAAGTCCTTTAAAGTATGTGGCATAGGCGTCTGGCAAACCAATATCTGCACCATCCTCGTATTTACCACCATAGGTGCTATCTCCATTAGTGGCGTAATATTCATATATTTTTCCTTCCTCATCTGGCGTGCAGCGAAATAAAACTTGCTCAGGTGTGAAAGAAGGTGTTTCCATATTATAAAACGTATCCGTGCCAGACCATATCAGAGTACCTTCAGGCTGGAAAGCAAGGTTGTCCAGGTTAATTTTCCCGGCATATTTGCTGCCGTTCCTTGGGTATCACTCGATCCCGGCCAGGATGCATTAGTGCCATAGGCAGGGTCTATATAAGTATTATCGTTAACACCTCTGGTACCATTATAGCTAATAAGATAGCACGTGGCGTTTGCCGTGGAGATCATGAACAGAGGAATAACTAAACACAACATTGTATTGCGTACAGATTTAAAACAAACAGAGATTTCGTAAACCAT